TCATTATTGATCAGGACACCATTTGAGACTGAGTTTGGTGCTGACGGTGTTAGTATAATCGGTCTGCAGCAACCGATACATACTATAACTATAACATCATTGCCGCCAAGTTGGGCTAAATATTATTCATTGGTACGCACGAATGATACTGCTACATTTATTCAGTTGCTTATACAGCAGGTAAACACCGTTGAGGTAGCAAATGAGGATACGTACCTCGATATGATAGTAGGTAGTCTTTTCACCTATCAGCAGATACATCCCGACACGATATTAAAATATGAGTTCAAAAGAGGCGATAGGTTAAGGTTGATTTCAAACGAAGCAAGCGTGCCCGCTACGCCATATACACCTTATTATGAAACAGAGGTATTAAGTTATTCAGACAGGGTTGTAGAAATTGTAAATTCTAATATAACTGTCCCAAGCCCCGCCAGTAATAATGTAACTCCAAGTGTAACAGCAGACTTGCAGCATGTTGGAAAATTTATAGTGATTAATGATGTACAGCGTTTAATAACAGGGGTTTCAGGTGCGGATTATGTGTTGGATGAGCCTATACAGCCAAACGTCACCTATGCGAGCGGCACAAATTCAACTACTATATACCCAAACTTCTCATACGTAGATACCAGGGGAGTTATACGCATTAAAAACCCACCTGCAACATATAATTTTGCCGCAGGCGTCCAACCATTGATAGAAATATATCGTCCTGAACAGAATTTGGATAACGTTGGTTATTTAAATTTCATGGATTTTCAGCAGAAATACCCTATAATTAACGGGGGATTTGTTGGTAATATAGCTAATGCTTCTGGTTCTCCCAATCAAGACCCAAGCGATCCAATTACTTATCCGGCCATTATTCAAATATCACAAGGAGACGCTTATGTGCGTAACAGAGCTATGCCTACGAATAGCGATAAGGTAAATCCACAAGTTATCATAGATCAGATTTGCGATCCAAACTTCAGTGATTTTTATCAAAGCAATCTTTATGGTACAGGGCGTATATACCCGCAGGATCAGGGGTTTGGTGTTGTTGATTTCACTCAGCGGGTACGTTTCTCAAATAATTATATACAGGGAACGCGTATAAACGGACTTAATGATTTTAATAATCTCGATAGGAAAGACTATAATGACCAATATGGTGCTATTATATTGTCGCGCATGCGAGGTGATTACGTGTACTTTTTTAAGCAATTAAAGACTACATGGTCGCCGGTATCCAAACGGCTTATACAGGATAACTCAGGCACACAGTTGCTAACAACATCGTCTGAATTACTTAATGACCTGCAATATTCATCATGGGAAGGCGGTATAGGTAATAATCCTGAAAGTTGGCTTGATGATGGCAGTTATCAGAAGTTTGCTTCATCAAATTCAGGTGTATTTATCCGTATCGCGCAAGACGGCAGTATACCCATTTCAGAATTATACCTGTTTGATAAGAAAGCAAGGGCTATACTATCTGAAATATCCAAGAATAATGTTAAGATAACGGGAGCGCATGACAGGGCAAACGGTGAGGATGTTTGGGCCATCCCTGCTTACATAGATTACATATTCAATGGCAATTTTTATACTAATGATTGGAAAACGGCATTAGACCTATATCCCAATGGCACGACATGGGCAATAATAGCACAGCCAGCGAATGCCACAGCTACCATAACGACAAATCAAATCGCTATAACAGGAACTTCTACGTTAGGCGATGACTTCTTTACCTTTCAGGGAACGCTACCCGACACAAGCCTTACCCCAATAATAAAATTCTGCTTTACTGTTATTGAAGATCCAAACCCAACACTTAATTGGATTATTGACCCGGCTACCGATTACTGTTTTGCACCAAGCGGCAGTAATAATGGTCAGCAGGGATGGAAAGTCCTGACAGAGCAAAATGTAGGGACAGGCAATCTTACAGGTCGTATTATGCCTAATATTCAGAATATTTCCCCGGATGCGATCGTGCCAAATACGGCTACTATAACATTTTATCCCGACAGCGACGTGACACCTTCTGGTGGTGCTGACGGTGATATATGGTATAACGGGTTATCGGATACATTGTATAAGAGGGTAAGCGGTGTATGGGTATTGTTGGTAAATAGAGTTGTAAATACTAATTTCCAACCTACAATATTAAATACTACAGATTGTCATATCCCTGTACCACCATTTAACTTTATATTAGATGCAAGTTACAACTGTTCATTTACTAATTTAACGTGTACTGGCGCACCGGCATTCTCATTCCCTACTGCTATGAACTCAGCAACAGGTATTGATTTTACAGGAACTATAGCTGCACAAACTATATCAGTTGGCATTACAGCAGGAGCACCTTTAACTAAGAGGTTGGATTTGGTTATAGATGGGGTTACAGTATCGTCGCGGGTAGGTATTACAGGGGGCGGTACATTTAATCTTTCTATGCCGAGTACGCCTGATACGAGTTTTATATCAATTCAAATCAACAGCTGACCATGAGTCTGACAATCATACAAAATACGACAGGGTTTATAAATGCGCCAGTGGCAGCTACGGATACCGGCTGGAGTATAGATGGTCAATATGCAATTCACGGGTCATGTGTATCAGGTAAAATAATCAGTTTGACTGATTTTGGATTGGTAGTAGGCACAGATTATGTTTTTACATATACAGTTGATAGCTACAGTTCGGGTGGTGTAAAAATATTAGCTGGTGATAATAATGGAACAAACAGAACCGCAAACGGGACTTATACCCAAACATTAACCCAATCCAGTGATACTACCCTGTCATTCTTTTCAGATGGTAGTTTACGTATTAGCCTATTAAAGTTTTATGATTTATTACTTGGCCCTCAATCAGCGCAGGTGATAAGTTTCTTCGATAAAGCCAACAAATGGACAGCAGACTACGAATATGAAAACGATACGATGGCTAAATTCATTGATAGTTTTGTAAGCTGGAAGCAAGGTGAGTTATGGGTACATAATACTAACCCTATTCAGAATAACCTTTATGGTGATCAGTATTCTTCCAAGCTAACCATCATTGTTAACCCTGAATACCAAAAAGAGAAGTTGTACTATAATTTCAGGTTAGATGCGGTAGGAAAGTGGTATATGCCTGCTATATCCACGCCCGACAGTAACCAGTTTCCTAATGGTATGCTTAGTCAGCTAAAGAAGAATAACTTTAAGCTGATTGATAACAAACTTTGGAGTTCAATTTTAAATGACGTAAATGACCCGAACTTTGCAACAATAAGCGACCCGACACAGAGAAGATTAGATGCTTTATTTGGCGGTAGAAAAATGCAAGGGGGATGGCTTATTGTCGACTTGGAGTGTCAAGATACCCAATATCACGAGATTAGTTCAGTGGAAAGCTACTATATAACAACCGAGCGTTCAATATGAAAACACCTCAAATAGCCGCAGCAACAACCACCGCAGGGCAACCACCACTTACGATAGCTGAAAAAATGCAATGGAATGGATTTTTAGACTACCTTAAAAAGCGTGGCATACAAGGGAGTGCAGCCTTAGATAACCGCGATACCAATATGGGGCAGCAACTTATGGATGAGTACCGTAAGCAAGACCCGCACTTCACCTTGACCTACGACCGTGTACCGGATGTTCAGAACGATTTGCAAACATACAGGCAACAGTTAGTACAAAAGTACAAGCAAGATCCAACAATAATAAATGGTATAAAAGGCCCAGATGAGATAATGCCAAATTTAAGCCCTGTAGACGGGTGGCTTGGTAGTAAAACATCTCAACAAAGGTATCCTGGTGCTGCATTAACGCAATCCGATGGTTCTAAAATAGATTATGGAGTTAACCAAGCCGCATACGATGCCGCTATAGCAAATATGAAGAAAGTAAAATGATAGATATATTAGAACAAGTAAAGCCTAAAAAACTTAGCAAGAAGCAACGTTTCATGGAGTTCCTTATTGAAATGGAGCAATTAATGGCAGTAAATCCATTAAGAGAGCTACCAATAGGGCATGATTTCACCGATAAAATGTATATTAGGTCATTGTTTATCCCGGCAGGTGCCTTTTTAACAAGCAGGGTACACTTGACACAACATCCATACGAGGTGTCTATGGGCAAGATAGTGATAGGCACAAAAGATGGGCTTACAAACATAGATGCACCATATAGGGGAGTAACAGAGAAAAATACAATCAGGTGTGGTTTTGCAGTAGAGGACACTATATGGACAACGTACCATTATAACGAGGATAATTGCCGTGATTTAGAAACGATAGAAAAACGTATCTTTAAGGACTATATAATTAACAGGACATGAGTGGTGTTATAGCAGCAGGCGTAGTAGCAGTCGGAATGGGCACTTATAAGGCCGTAGACGGCGCTAATCAAAAGGCAAAGGCCGAAAGATTAGCAAAGAGTAATATCTTTTCACCTGAAGAAATGCCCTATGAAGTGGGGTTAAGCACAGATTTGGCGGCACGTAACTATACCAATGGTATGCCCGGTGAGGCTCAGGCACGTAATGATATTAACCGTAATTCCGCTTCGCAGTTTTATCGTGGACAGCAAGGTGCTACAAGCGGGGCTGATATACAGGACTTAGCTACACGCATAGGGATGGGTACAAACACTGCAACTAACCAACTGGCACAGCAAGGAGCGCAATACAAAGCAAATGCATTAGGGGAGTACCAGGGCGCATTGGGTAATCAGGCGCAGTGGCAGAAGCAACTATACAATAATAATACGTTACAGCCTTATTTGCGCACTGCTAATTTAGCAAGTTCCATGTATGGCGCAGGGCAGCAAAACCTTTACAGTGGGTTAGATGATATAGGATCATCAGCGATTGGGGCGGCTACAGCTTTTGGAGGCGGTAATACGGCCGCGCAACCCACAGGGCAACCAATATATAACAGTCCATACGCTACACCTGTAACAGCCAATCAAACACCTTACACACCTTATAAAATGCCTGACTATACAGGCTGGCAACAATTTTAACAAATGGATGCAGCAGAATTAGGCGGATTTACAGGCGATCAATCAGGTATGGGTCAGGGATTGGCCTATGTTTTACCTCAAAGCAGGACAGTGGGCTACTTTATGCAGTTGGCTAATGAAAAGGCACAGGAACGCAGGAATCAGGCAGCGGCATTGGCTAAAGCACAGCAAGATGCTAATGACCAATACGCGCAGCATCTATACCAGTTTAAAACCCCTGAAATAGCTAACGAGTATACCAAATGGCTACAGCCCAAGTTTGACGACCTTATAGGTAAGGGCGCCGACTACCACGCACAAACAGGGCAAGACCCTTTTACAAATCCTGACTTTGTACGCCAAACAAATGACCTGAATACCGTAGCTAAGTCTACACACCAAGCTAACGTACGTGCCGTGGCTTTAGGGACAGCTTTAGCCGATAAGAGTAAGAACTATACCCCCGAAAGTAAACAGGCAGCTACGGATTGGCTACAGGCTTATTATAAAGACCCTGTAAAAGCATTATATACACCACCACCATCGTTGGAACAAAGAAACTTAGGATTGAATGATGCACTGAAGTTGGCTCATCCTGTTTCAAACGAAGTAACGCAGAATGGGTATAACGTAACCGTACCCAACAGGCATGGTCATGTATCGCAGTTAAGTACTATATTGGGGGAGCCTGAATTTGCACCTTACTTACAACAGAATGGCATCAATCCCACTGTCGGGGATGCATTTGGGCAACCTAACGGACATGGGGGCACTATTTATCCAACGGATACGCCAACGGTAAATAGTATAGCCGATCACATCATACAGAATGCACAGCAACCGCATTTCGCTGCAACATTGCAATCGGCTAATATTGATCCGGCTGATCCACATGCTAAAGATAAACTGGTGGAGTTGGTACAAAAGCAAAATGCGGGCTATGGCAAGGTACTTGGAGAGGGAGCAGATAAACTCGATGCCATGGTTAACCAAAAGAAGGTAGCCAATTTAGATATTGCAAGGCAACGGTTAGACTTAGCAAAAGAGAAAGCAGCTAAAAACGCCCCCAATCCTAACGCTATAGAACCACAGGACGTAAATCAAATACCATACGCTACAGCGCAGGAAAACGGTGGCTTTAACCTTAATGTACATAATTGGGTTCCTGTAAAAAGCGGATCAGTGGCGTTCAGCGCCTCGCCTGATATTGATGCAACAACAGGGGGTAAACCACAGGGATTATCGCCTCTTAGCTCATTTAAGATAGCAGGCGTTGGGGATATACCACAATATAAAACTTCGGGTGGTGCGATTAAAGCAGGAACTCCTATAAGTCCTCAATATGAAAATACACCGGGACTTACCAAGTATAAACGTATGGTTATTTTGGAAGGCCCTGACCCTAACGATAAGTCACAGACAAGGAATTACCTGATGGACTATAATAAGATACCTGCCAACGTAAAGAACCAAAAGTCTTTTAAAGAGGCGATATCGCAGTTTGAGGCAACGCCTGTTTATGGCAGTGATGAGCATGTTCAACAGCAGCAAACTAAATCAAAGAAAGTAACTGACGTTTCAAGTATATTTAAATAATGGAAGATACTTTAACAGCACCGGAAATAACCGCAGAGCAACCACAGCAGGCGCAACAGCCACCTGACAAGTTGCAAGACTTTTATAATTCGTTAAAATCTAATGCGAATGTAAAAGGGCTTCCATCTGATTATAATACTTTTAAATCAGCAATGCAAGACCCTGCAAAATCGCAGGCATTTCATTCGGCATTATTGAGTAATGAAAATATAACAGGGCTTCCAAAAGATTACGGACAGTTCGCAACGGTACTTGGGCTAAAAAAAGCTGGCGGCGCAGGTTCGCCGCTTACCTCATCGCAATCGCCAAATGGTTTAGGGACTATCCCCACTTTCCAAGCGCCTACTGAACGGCCTAATGTTAATCCGCTTACTCCTGTTACCGACCCTGCTTTAAAGGCTCACCTGCAACAACCTGAAATTCAGAAACAACAACAACTTAACAGTGCGGTAAATGCCTATGCAGATGCACAAGGTGGTAACTTACCAATCTCTGAAAGGCAACCTGACGCTATCAAAGCCTACAAAGCGCCATCTCCATTACAGCGAGTTGAAGGAGTAATGGGCAGTCTGAATAAAGGGGTAGAAGAAAGTGTAGCAGCACCATTGTCTTATGCAATGAATAAAGCAGGCGTATTAAGTGATGAAGATTATAAAAAGTCATTAGATGCTGTTGCCAATAATACTGATGCCACATTTGGTATGCATCCAAACTATCTTAAAGAGGGTATGGGCGGTGTACAGACTGCCGTAAATGGCTTTGCTAATATGGCCCCGGCACTGATTGCAGCACCCTCAAGCGGTGGTGCAAGTTTCGGCCTGCAACAGTTGGGTAACGCTGCTGTAGCCGTAAATAAGATGAAGGAAAACGGAGTTGAGTTCAATAACCACAGTGACGACCTTTTCATATTGGGGAGTGGCCTTATAGGTACAGCATTAGGACGCGGTACTATGGGTAGCGTATTCAACTCGTTGGGATCGGATGTAAAGTCAAACATAGTATCAGGTCTAACAGCAGACGCAATAAAAGACTTAGGCGAAAAAGGCTCACAGGCAACAGCGCAGGATATTACCGATGCTTTCATGGCTAAAGCCAATACACTCGAAGAAAAGGTAGGTCAGGTAGGGCTAAAGGCTATCACTCAATACGCAAAGGTAGGAACTGAACTATCGGCAGCCAATGCAGCTACGTTCGGTACTAAGAAACTTGCCAATGCAGTAAGCGGTAATGAGCCATTTAAAGACACTACAGGACAAGATTTAGTGCAGGGTATGGCAGAGCCTTTCGGCTTGGATAAAGACGCACAGGGCAACCCTTTGACGGCATTAGGCAATATAGCCACCTCACAGGCAGGTATGTTCGGTGCAATTGGTGGGGCATCTGAGGCATTAGGGGTTATTGGCAACCATAAAGCACCAATTATTGAGTCATTACAGAATGATAACTCACCCGATAATATTAGTGCTGTAAAGTCACAGTTGGCGCAGACAGGGCAATCTAAAGGATGGACAGATCAGGAAATAACCGACGCATCAAAAGGCGTTGACCTATTGGCATCAACTGTAGGTAAGCTACCTAAAAACCTACCACTTGAAAAGATGCAGAAAGGCGTATCGATTATCTTGGGACAGGACGCCTTAAAAGAAAGTTTAACTAAGTTACAGGAAGAACGGGCGCAGTTACACCCTTCTGTTGCAGAAATAGCATCACCACAGGAACAGTTGATACAGGATAAGATCGACCAGGCAGATGACAAGCTACGAGGTTTAGTTACGGGACAAAGGGCAACATATTCAAAAGGCACAGAGGCAGATGGAACTGAAGGCGAGTTTTTCAAGACAGTTGGCGGAGTAAAAGAACCAATAACCCCACAGCGTTACGAACTGGAAGCGATGGAGAGGGATGTAAAAGCAGGTAAAGTAGAACAACCAAATAAAGATGAATCAACACGAACTGAACCGGCTACTGAGAATAGCGTACCTGAAACATCGCAGGAAGTTCCTGCTAAAAAAGTTACTGAAGAACCTCAAGTTGATATAAAAGGGCAACAGGCAGAAACAGATGCTAAAATAGCGGAGTTTCAAAAGAACTTCCCCGACCACAAAGTTGATATATTGGAGGATTTGCCTGACCATGTTGTACGCACTTTCGACAGGGTTGATGCTGACCTACCGACCGACCCAGTTGCTATTAATGAGGCAAGTGATTGGCTGTACAACAAGTATAAGCAACTAACAAAGATGAAGGAATCCGATACTCGTATGCTTACTGTAACTCAAATAGAGGCTATGCAGGAACAGTTGGGACAGGATATAACCACTTTAGAAGATCATAAATTAAAATATCATGGAGAAGAAGCCAAAGCCGAACCTGAAACACAGGCTGATACAGGCGCAGTTAGTAGCGCCGACAAAGCCGAAATCAGACAAGAAATAGTTAATAAGGAAGGAGAAAATACAGATGCCATTCAAGAGCCAGGCACAAAGGGCATACCTTTACAGCCAACATCCGGAGATAGCGGCGAGATTCCAGTCGGAAACACCGAAGGGGGCAAAATTACCAAAGAAGTTGCACCCACAGGAGTCAGCAGCGAAAATGCACAGCCAGAAGAAAAGCCGATAAACCTTTTTAAATTAGGTGAACAGGATGAATTTTATCATGCCTCTCCAACTAAAAGAGTAGGCCAATTACGCGAAGGAGAAGCGCCTCAATTCGGTAAAGGGACTTATTTTTCTACGAATAAGGATTTGGTTATAAATGAGTTTGGAAAAGAACTTACTAAAGTTAATTTGTCAATTGAAAAACCATTATATACAGACAGCGCAGATGAAACAAAGGTTCGTGATTTAGCCGCTAAAAACTGGAATAAAGAAAACCTCACCTACGATCCTGAAAACGAATGGTATGTCAATAAAAACGGTAAAGAAACAATGCCAGTTGATGGAAATGAGTTAGGTGAAAGATTGCCTGTAAAATACTATTCAGAAGCAGCAAAAGAATTAGGATATGATGCCATCATAGATAAAAATAGCCACACATACGATAATGAAATAGTCGTTTTAGACCCTAAAAAAATACATTATAAGGATGAATTTCCACAAGATACAGGCAGTGCGGTTACACAAGGAGCAGAACCAAAAGTAGCCGATAAAGCCAAAACCCTTGCAGATAAGATACGTGCGCTTAAATCAGACCGTTCACAGCTCCATGGTGGCTTGGAAGGCATTGCCGTAGCCACATGGGATGGTGCTTTAGAAACAATTGCTACCGTCATTGAAAAAGGCGGAGAACTTGCCGATGCTATCAACGAAGGAGTAAAGCATATTATGAATGCTCATCCTGAACTGAAAGAAGAAGATGTACGTAAAAAACTGGATGGGGATATTAACGGTGTGGTTGAAGAACCAACACAGGAAGGTGGTAGTGAAGTAAAGAAAACTATCCTTACTAAACGCGCTTACGAAGGGGATATACAGCCTGACGTAAAGAAATACCTTGAAGAAAAAGGACTTACACGCCAATCGTTTACACAGGAAGAACGCTCAAAACAGGCTACCGACTTTATAAATAAGTTTGGCGAAGAAGCAGCGCACATGGCTGTAGAAAACGGCGATATTGAAGGTGGTATGGCTGCATCTATCTTAGCACAGTTACAGATACGTAATATCCGTGAAATGAGTAACCTTCCCGAAGGAAGTGATGAGCGAGATGCTCTTGCCAAAAAGCAAGCCGATATTATTGCCTTAATGGAGAAAAAAGGCTATTTAGGGGGTGAGTTCAACGGACAGCTTGCCCATGAATATCAGAATGCTGAACTGGATTATGCCAACGTAAAAAGTCAGGTAGAAAAACTAACAGGTAAGCCGTTGACAGAGGGCCAGGAAAAGAAAGTGAAAACCCTTACTTCGGAAAATGAAACCCTCAAAACTAAATTACAGGAAGCCGAATCCAAACTAATGGAGGAAACTGACAAAGCATTTAAGGCAGGTGAGCAGGCAGCAAAGGACGAAACAAAGGCACAGAAAGCAAAGCGGATAGCCGATAATCTAAGGAAGAACGCCAAGCTCAGCAGGCCGGGGGTATTCAGCTCAGCAACACCTGCTTCATTAGTATGGGATGGCGCTATTGAGGTTGCTGCAAAAAGTATTGAGGCAGGCGGTAAGGTAGCTGATGCCATAGATGCAGGGATTAAACATATACAGGAATCGGATTGGTATAAGTCGTTGCCACAAAATAAAAAGGCATTAGCAGAGAAAGAGTTTAAACGTTTTAATAACGATAAAAGTGGATCTACCGACTTGGCTGATCTACAGGAACGGTTTGTAGATAAGGAAGGCAACAAGTTCACTACGGAGGAAGCGCGTGACATTTGGAACTATATGAAGCAGACCTATATTGAAAATGGTACTTCATACCGTGATGCATTGTCAAAGACATCCGAAGATTTGGGGCTATCATGGAGGCAGGTAAGCGAGGCTATTACTACGCCAAAGCTAAAACGTGTTTCCGATGAGATGTGGAAAAGACAGTCTGATTTAGCGCGTAATAGGGTAGGCATAAAAAACTGGATAGGCGATCAAAACAAATCAGCACTTGGCAAAGCCTTGCAAAAAGTATCAGGATTATTCAGGGGCGTGGCAGTATTTGGTCACGGTGGTATATTCGTTGGTACTCACGCAGGCATGACGGCATTTAACCCCTCTATGTGGAATAAGACCATACCTGCTTTTTTCAGGGGATGGAAATTTGCTTATGGCAATGAAGGAAACTATCAGCGTTCTTTGGAGGAACTAAAGAATAGTCCCAACTATTTGATTGCTCAACGTGCAGGATTAAAAAATAATCCTGCACGTATCAACACAGAGGAATATCAAAAGAGTCAACATTTCTTAGGTAAACTTGGGTTGGCGGGAGAGAGAGGATTTAATGCCATAAAGGTATTAAGGCAGGATTTATTTGATTACCATTTTAATAAACTTACTCCGGCTGAACGCGATGATCCAAATGTGGCAAAAAGTGTGGCTAATTTAGTTAATCTGGCTACCGGCGCTACGAACGTTAAAATACCTGCTTGGGTTAACGAAGCATCATTTGCAGGCGGTATGGAAGCTGCAAGGTGGGAGAAACTCACTGCAAGCCCTGTAAAGGCTACACAGACTGCGCTGAATACAATATTCGCCCCGTCCAAAGCATCGGCTGCTGATAGGGTATTTGCTAAGGTATGGGCACGTAGGGTAGGCGAACAGTTAGCTACATATAGCGCGTTGTTGCTTGCTAATTCAGCTATACAAAATAATGCCAACCCAAAGAACCCTGTTAACTTTACCAATCCTAAAAAACCTGACTTTATGAAGTTTAAGTTCGGTAATGTTACGATTGACCCAACATCGGGTATGCGTGGTGCTGCGTTGTTTATGCGTACCATTGGCAGTATACCTTTTCAAAGCAAACAAGAATTACACGGCGATAATGGGGTCAAGGCATTGGGTAAAGACGTGGGCGGATATGCAAGGGGTAAATTAGCGCCATTATACGGGACAGCAGCAGATTTTTTCAGCGGTCAGGACTTTAGTGGTAATATTATGCCGTACAGGCACGACAAGCCAAGTGGGTATGCTCATAAATTAACGTGGGGAGAATACGCATGGAATAAAGCACCATTACCTGTTGCGGAGGCCGCAAGTGTGGCCTATAAATCAGCGTTGGATCATGGTGCGCATAAAATGACTCTTGACAATGTGATAAACGGGATAATGTCAGGTGCTATTTCCGGCTCTACAGGGTTCAGGGTAGGTGAATATGATGCCAATGCACCGGAGAACAAAAAGAAACATTGAAAAATAATATTTATATTTATCAAAACATAAACAGACATGCCAGTTTTCCAACCTTCCGTATCATTATCCCAATCTGCCGATGGGTCGATTGTCGTAATAACAGATACTTCGAATTATTCGGACAACAGTGATTCGGTAACTCTTGGTAATATAGGGGAACGTACTGATACCATCACTGACGGGTTGGGTAACGATATAGAAACGATAACATTTGCCCCTTCGTCATTAACAGCAGAAATAACCATTACTAAAGATTATTATTTACATAATGTCCTGTCATTCACTTTAGCAGGCGGTTCAGTAAGAACAGGTACAGAAAATGCCTTAATGGATAACTTCTACAATAACGTAGCAAGGGAAGTATCACGAAAGCTACGCTGTTGTACTTGCCACAAACTTTGTAACGCTGCAGTAAAGGCCGACTTGGCACATAGCGAGTCAGTGACAGCAACCCTGTTCAACGTACCATCGGAAGCACAGAATGCTATAGATGACGCTAATACACTGATTAATTCGGAGGAATGCGGATGTTGAGCCAGCAGCAATATAGTGACGTTGTATATACCGCATCACGGGCTAATGCCGCTTTGGTACAAACCATACGGGCACGTGAGGCTTTAGGATGTGTGGTAAAGTGGAACACGGCATCTTGTCAGGATTTAAAGATAAAGTCAGGCTTCTTTTCATTAAGGGTAGCCGACTTTTCATCGGTAGCATCGGTAGATATTTATAACCAGTTACTTGATATTGGCTCAACATGGGCAGGCGGTATCGCTTTCGACCCTAACGCACAAGTGCCAGAAACTACGATAGATATTACTACGGTACTAAACGCACAGGCTAACTACGACCGCATCAAGTTTGGTGAGGGTGGTGGCGTATTCACTGCATCGTTAAGTAACTTCCAGGCAACTTACATTGCCAAATATGGCGACAATGCTATTGTTCAGCTATTTGTTACGGTAGACGACTACGCTACCATGCAGGAAGATACAGGAACAGTGCCAACGATAGTAAACTTGGGTGGGGACATTAACAAGCCAGACAGTTACACTTGGACATTTGGTATTCCTACAACGGGATATATTCAAATTACAGGATTTGTACCACAGGGAGCGAATATAGTGGCACTTCCAATAACAAACAATAGCGCGGTTCTTTTGGATGACGCTACATTAAACGGGCTATATCCGGGCGCACTTTGGGGACAGCTTATCTTATTGCCTAACGTACCCGCTAAATATCTTAAACTTGACAACTCACCTACAGGACAATGGGATTTACAAACATACGTGCCAAATACTTAATTGTAATCTGTCTGCTATGGGCAACAGTATCACAAGCACAAACAACTACTATACCAGATAAGCTAAAGGTAAAGACCGTACCTCATAGCCCTGCTTTGGGGGATATGATGGTAACAGTAGACACCGCAGGCAATATCAAGAAAGACACCATCCCAACAGGCGGTGGTAGTTCCGCTACAGGCGTTAATGGGCTTACAGGAAGCATTAATATCGGCATGGGTGGTACACTCTCACAAAACACCACAACTAACCTTGCAGGCTTTAATTTCATCCTTAATCAAACCGGCTCGGCTAACCCACAGCAATGGAAGTTAAATAACGTTCAGGTAGCTAACCTTGATGCAGGAGGTCAATTCCATGCAGCGGGCATGAGTAACCTTCTTACAGGTGCCAATGCACAGATAGCCACATCCACAACAGGAGTGTATATCAGCAGGTCGGTAGCAGACGGACACGCGGTGCTTAACGTACAGAACTTCATCAATACCAATACCGCCAATATCTTAAATGTAAGGGGTGTTGCTAATAACGATTGGTTATCGGTAGGCTATAACGGGTTTGTAAATAAGAACTCCTACATAAAAGCATCAGCAGGAAGCGCAAGGGGAGAGTTACAGCAGGATATTCTACAGCCTATCGCCAATGGTGATATACTTGTCGGTTTAGATGTGCGTCCGGTATTTGGCGTGTCGATCATTTCCGGACTCAATACCTTGGCAGGCGGAAGTGGCTACGGTACTTCTGTTTACAACGCCCTGCTGACAGGTGGCACAGGGTCAGGTGGTATGGCTCAATTAACCTCCACAGGGGGCGCTATAACGGCTGTATCGCTTTTAAATCCCGGTGTGAACTATACGGTAGGGGACGTGCTTGGCGCTGCGGTAACCGATATTAACGGCAACCCTATAGGTACAGGCTTTTCTATACACGTATCGGCTATAACAAGCTATTCAGGCATATCAAGCTTTGCACTAAGGACTTTCGGCCTAGACCAGTACGATCAGGATTATTCATCTACGTATACCAACGAAACCAAGACAAGTAAAAGATATGTTGACGCAAGGGTAATATCAGGTAGTTACAATGGTTTTGGTTCAGCTACAACGACTTTTACAGTTACCATAGGCTCAACACAACCAAACAACACTTACAAGGTACAGATAACGCCTACTTCGTCAAATGCGGTTGCAGGTTTTTATGTAACGAATAAAACGACTACTACTTTTGATGTGGTATATCCGTCAGGGCTTTCAGGCGTGGTAAGGTGGGATTATAGTGTTTTAAAATAGGGACAATGAAAAAGATTTTACTATTCATATTGCTTTTACTGCCTGCTTGGGTGATGGCACAACAGGCACAACCCGTTAACCCTGTACAAGTACCACAGACTACGCTGTACAACGAACCTTCTACAGGCACGCGCTGGTGGTACAATGGTGCTACCCTCGGTTGGTATCCGCTATTCCCTTACACGCCTCCTAATACAGTCCTGACAGGTTTGTCAATGACTGTAGTCAGCAGCACACTAACCGTTCATACAGGTACATGGCGCATAAACAACCAAATCTACACACTCGGTAGTAATACGAACTTCACACTACAAGCGCGTGACTCTGTGTATTCACGATACGAGACAGTATATGCCACTAAAGCGAATAATGGCATAGGGATAAAGGTAGGGATATTGAGTCCAACGCCTATACAGCCAGCTTTTGGTACTGACACGCTTATTGTTGGGTCGGTATTGATTACTCCTACTTCGACTGTAATCATTCCACCTGGCCCCGCTAATGAGTTTGTATTCTCTATTCCATTGGTTCAACAATCCTATGCTAACCCATGGGTAAGAACATTAAGGACAGACACCATAAAAGTAGCGGGGGAATACATATTTCCAAGCAGACACGGGCGTAGCGGGGAGGTAATACAAGATGATGGATTTGGTAACCTGTTTTTCAGTAGCCAAGCAATCTACCTACCGACTTTCCCAATTACGTTAACCGGACAAAACTTCGGCATAGATACGGTGTCACAAGGGGGTGTTGTGACTCACAAGGCTTTAATAGATACACTGACTGCCAATGCGGCTCATTTCAACCCCACGCAGTTTACCATCTCTAATGATACCATTAGTTTGGTTGGTGGCGGCGGCGGCACTACAACCTTCCCCCTTACGATGAACAATTCAGGCACAGGGGCATCGTCTGGGACTACTTTTGACGGCTCGGGGGCGAAAACGATTAGCTATAACACGATAGGCGCCGCGCCTGCGTTTACGGCCAGTGGTGGCGGCGTACAGCTTAGCAGCGGTAATTTAAGGCTTGGCGGGTCTTTGACGGCATCAAGGTCTATCGACATAAATAATTTTAATTTTACAATATCGGGTACAGACTTCGGGGGCGTAAACGGCTCTACGATATGGGGGGCTAACAATTTCGGGACTAACATAACCAATCCAGGCGGAGATCATTACGGAATCAATGTCTCGACAGCACAGGCGCAAATAAACGGCAGTAATGGTGCGGGTAACACGGCCACAGTTAATGCAAGCAGTAATAGTGCCGCTGTTAACTTCACTAACGGATCAGGGAACCAGGGGTTTAACACAGGCACGTCGGGAATGCACTTCAGTAGCACTATTGATGCAAATGCTGCTTATTACGATGGTGTTTATTTACTTCCAACAGGGAATTATATTCCATCAAAAAGACAGGTTGACAGTATAGCAAGGTTCATGGCTGATAGTGTGGCAGCTTTACATACAGGAACGTTAACCTCCTTTTCGAAAACAGACGGCTTCGGTATTATTTCCAGTGTGGCTAATCCTACTACTACACCTAATCATACGATAAGGACCGATACTTCGTCAACGGGGTTGCAAACAGTAACTAATCTATTCCCACGTACGGACACAAGGTATAAGCATGATTTTACCATAGCTGGGCATAGTATTGCCAGTAATTTCAATACCACCCTTGCAACTTTAGCTTATGGATATGGTATTGCGCTCGTTTCTGGGACAGCTACATATGACGCCTCGGGGAGTAGTACATTTAAAGTTGATACAACATTAATAAAGTCTAAGGCAGGCTTTCTGGCTGATTATAATAATTTAGTTACCGGTATAAGCGGAAAACAGGCATCAGGAAACTATATCACCGCCCTAACAGGGGACGTTACAGCATCAGGGCCGGGAAGCGTAGCGGCAACATTAGCTAATACAGCCGTAAGCGCAGGAAGTTACACTAATGCGAATATTACAGTAGATGCTAAGGGGAGGTTAACGGCGGCAAGTAATGGTTCAGGGGGTGGGGGAACATCAACCCCAACAGCAAGCACAATTTCTAAATGGGATGCAAATGTTAATTTTTCTGCTAATAATTTTATAACTGGCGGCCAAACCATAGCCACCGCAGTCGGTACAACAACGCTCACCGTATCGTCACCCGCACAAACGTTTTTTACGGGTACTACCACACAGACAGTTGTTTTACCTGTTGCGTCAACGCTAACTCAATATCAGCAATTTTTAATAGTTAATAACAGCACAGGGAATGTAACCGTTAACTCATCGGGCTCTAACTTAGTGCAAACTATGATCGGCACTTCAGCCGCTATTTATACTTGCATCCTTACATCTGGAACGACTGCCGCATCTTGGTCAGTTCAATATTACCCGGCTGTTAACTTTGCTACCGGAACATTTACAGGGGATGGAAGCGTGGGTAATCCATTTACTTTAGCTATTGATTCTACTCCTACGGCAGGCAGTTTGTTTCCTGTTCGATCAGGTGGGGTGTTTACGGCATTAGCAGGTAAGCAGGAGTCGATAATTCTGACAACAACGGGTACAGCAGGTGCGGCAACATTGGTTGGTAGCACTTTAAATATCCCTCAATATTTTGGCGGGTCAGGTGGCATTTTATACGCTGTTGCGTCCGGTACTAATACATATACGGCTACTATTAGCCCGGCACCAGTAGCATATAACGCAGGCGATACTTATTTAATAAAATTTACAAATGCGAACACAAGTACTGCAACATTGAACTTAAATTCTTTGGGCGTAAAAGCGCTTAACAGGCAGTCTACTTCTACATTACAAAGTGGCGATATTGTAGCTGGCCAAATACTGCAAGTAGTTTATGACGGTACTTACTTTAATGCGTATACTGTCCCTGAGAACTCTTTTATAAAAACGAATTCAATTGTAGTTCAACCTGCATCGTTTAATATATCTGGAAATTCGACAACTACAGGAAGCATTACTTATAATAATGCAGGAGGAAATGGCGCCATATTTTCCAGCACAACGCAGGCAGAATTCTTAGGCCCTGGAGCTACATGGTTTGTAACTAATGTGGCAGGCGTTGGGACTAATAAAGGATTGGTTTTTTACACAACTGGCCAACCTTACTTTCAAATGCTACAAAATGGTTTATTCTCAATGAATATTGGATCAACGGTGTTTAACGCACCGTGGGATATATCAGGTAGTAAAACTGCGCAAACAACTACGCAGACCGTACAATCATTTACAACAACTTATGCCGGGTTATACACTGTAAATATTGCAGCAGATATAACCGCAGTAACTGCGGGGACATTAACTTTATCTTTTACATATACTGATGAAAATAACACAAGCCAATCTAAAACATATACGGCATTAACGGCAATCTCTGTTTCTGATTTCGCGCCTTCAGTTATATGGTGTAAATCGGGTTCAACCATAACTGTCACGGCAACCGTGACAGGCACAGTAACGTATGATGCGATTTCAACCATAACTCAAAAATAATGAAGTTTATATTATTTTTATTACTATTTCCTTTATCGGTACTTGGCCAAAAAATCAACAGAAAGATTATTCAGACAAGTACATCATTGCCTTCAATAAGCAATCTTATAACAGATTTTGATTTCTCTAATCAAAATTCGGTAGTTACTTATCACAATAAAATTACGCAGATCACAGACGCGGTAGGATCGATCATTTCTTCACAGTCGGACACGACAAAACAGCCAATATATCACCATAATGGGGGCAGTGGAAATAATGCATATGCAACATTTTCAGGTGGGCAGTTTTTGGCGGGGAATCTGCCCACTTCAAGTACGAATTTCACAATGGTAATTATCAGGCGCGTATCGCCTATGGTTTCAGCAAATTCCAATTTGGGGACTTTTCAAAATGGAAATACTAATAACGGATATGGATTAGTTGATTTTTTGGGGTCTACGCGAGGCATTAATTCAGGGGTGTACTATCCGGGTGTCACTTCAGAGGAATCGGCTGATTTTTTTACGGGGAATGATGTGGATGAGATTGTAGTTTGTTCTCATTCTGCGTCCAATACAAAAATATATAACTGTTTAGCTAATAAATTCACGCCATTAAATTTAACAGCCAACCCAATAGCCCCGACAGGCGGCCATATAATAGGGAAAATAACGGGACTGAACTATTTCATAGGCGATATATCGCGCATACTTGTTTACGACAGGCAGTTGTCTGATTCAGAGGTATTAACACTAACTACATATTTAATAGCAAGATATATTACACCAATACCGGGATTATGGAATTCCGGGGGCGATAGTATAACAGCCACAGCACAAGGTTCACCATCTTATAACTATCCTGTTTATACGCTTATCGATTTATTGCCTTCTACGAGATACCTTTATCTTATTAATTCAGCTGTTTCAGGACGTAACTCTCAAAATGTCATCGACAGCTTAAATAGTGAAGTTGTAAATAAAGCTCAGCCAAGAGTAAAAATGTGTTATTCTTTGCTAATTGGACATAATAATCTTACTGTAGCGCCCAATCATGTCGGAATAGACACTTTATATAATCAAACAGTTAGAATATGTTCATTGGCAAGAGCGGCCGGATACAAGGTGGTTTTATTAACATTGCTAAATACTACCGTTTATGCTCAATCACTAACCGACACGATCAACAACCGATATCGAAATAGGTGGCATACACTAGCCGTAGATACACTTTTGGACATTAATGCAGACCCGCACCTATCCGATCCGACTAATACAGTTTATTTTTTTGATGGACAAACGCATCTAAGCTTAATTGGAGCGCAAAGAGTAGATTCGTTAATCAGGCCAGTAATTAATAGTTATTTAACACCATAGTTATGAAAACTGCAATCCCCATAACCGAAACAGAAAAACAACTTCACCACAAAGACGTGCAGATATCCTTACTTAAATCCATCATTGCAGCCTTGATAAACGAAGGCAAATATAAGATTCATGGCGAAAGTGTGACTATAAGGCAGGTGTCAGTACCTATGGACAGCCCATTGGGTGATCATTTCAGTAAGAATGTGGTTGATTACAACTTTAAAGAATGTGACGTTATCTGCAACGGGGATGGCGACTGCCATATTTTGGTTGATGGTAAAAAGCGATGGTTAGAAGAAATTTAAAAATAATCACGGCAATGGCTAAGCGTATCCGGTGTAGTAATAATAGACGGAAAAGCCAGTTGACAAAGGCCACAGAGGAAGAAATAGAAGCAAGTAGATGCGATGCTTATAAAAAATTATTACCTTAATGAAAAAGCTCTTAACCTTAATCCTGATAGACGACATCGAGTTTTTAACAGATGCCTTAGATGATTGCGACCCAAGCCAGCACAGAATGGATATGGTGGCTATGTTGAAAAAGCGCAGAGAGGAACTTGAAAGACTTACTAACGAAAATAATTAAAAAAATGGCAAAGAAAACAACAAAAACAAAGAAGCCGGTGGTGAAACCAATGACCGATCCTCCTGCTTGCCCACCAGGTTATTATCGCAACTCACAAGGGAAGTGCGTCCCAGATATTGGCGAATGAGGTCGTTATTATGCATAGGGGCAATTTTGTTATATTGTGTGCTTTTTAGCCTGTATATACTTCAATTGACAAATCCAGATGTGCCTATAGAGCAAAAGAAGTTGTTCTACAACTATTTAAACTTAGCTATGTTGTTATTCTTTTACATAGACCAACGAACAGGGTTTGAAAGTATTTGGCACAAGGAATTTAACTTAATATGCTTTTGGACTTTAATTATTAATTATATTTTGATTATCTTGAACCATCATCAATTGTTAATTGACCCGATAACGAAGTTTTGGTGTTTTAATACTGGTGTGGCTTGCGTTACTATGATAGTATTGATCTGTGGCAAGCGATTGAAAATGTTTTAACATGAATAATAATAGAGAAATGGCTTTACCTGAACCACCTCAAAGTCCGTGGTATATCGTCTTAGTGAATTTATTACCGTGGGCTACTCTGTATGGACTTACCCATACGGCTATTTATTATGTTTTCAAATACTGGTCTGACAGCAGGGATGAAGCTATACAGCGTATAGTGGATGAAAAGTTTAAAGACCACATGAACCCATTGCATGAGAAGATCGATAAACTCACTGCTTTGATTCTGTCTAAAGGGAAATAACATGCCGAAGGCTAAACTACCAGATCCGACCAAAGCCGCTATCCAACACGTAGATACCGAAGTCAAGCGCCTTAACGATCTTTCACTTGCTGAAAAGGAATTTACACGCGGGCAAATATCACACCTCAAGGAAATACAGCAATTAACCCTTTCACATGACCGCGAATTTAGGGAACTCATCATGCGTAATGCTGAAAATGAGATAAAAAACAAGGATGCGGCCGCTGCACAGATGGCACTTTTATTCGAGTCATTCAAAAAAGAAGTTGCTGCCGCGATGCTTGCCCTCCAAACTAATCAGGCTGCCACATCGGGCAGAATGAGTACTACGCAGATCGCAATTACAATAGCCTTAATGGTTGCTGCAATTTTAGCTACTTGGTTTGCTAAAAAATAATACATAGATTTATAGTCATAATTAATTTACAATGAAGCGATTAACCCTATTACTTTTACTTGTGCCTTTTTGGTGCTTTGGACAGGCCGTTCCCGGATGCGGTACTTTCACCAATCACGCCACTATAACCCTGTCAAACGTATCCAATCAAACCATAAGCGGAGACAGTATCAACGCGGCGGGGGGACAGTTCTGTATACGATTAACAAACTGTACCAACATACATATCACTAAGTGCAAGCTTATTAACGCTTCTACGGCATCTTACAGTGGTGCTGTCGATATACATGGTGGCTCAAATATTACAGTAGACACCTGTTATTTTGAAAATGACTCTTATGGTATCTTAGTACAGGCGGTCACAAATGGCTTCATAGTTAACAACTACAACTATTTTAAAAACTGCGAGCAAGTAGGTAGGCCAACCAAAGGGGGCTGTTCAATACAATGGAATGGCGTATCAGGCGGCGGATTACGTGCTAACTATAACAAATCCTACCACACCACTAATAATGTTAACATAGGCGATCAGTTTTCTTTCTTTAAAGTGAACGGGTTATCGACTGATTACATGCAGCATTTTTACAATGAGTGTGAGGGTGGTAGTACAGAGTCAACAGGGCTTGCGGGGACAGTTTTGGGCGATTTGGGGGGAAGTTTTCAAGACGGAGAATTTAATACTTATGTAACGGCGGGGATGGAAGGATGCCAAGTTCAAGGCGGTCATGACATCATAATGTCCAATAACAGGATATACAGCAATAGGCTACCTGTGTCCACTGTGGGGTTAGCCTTTGGTAATTATACTAATCCCTTTGTTGCCAGTTATAACATCACTATGGCTAACAATAAGATTAATTTTATTAATGCGGCAGGACAAACATCTTCCATTTGGTTCGACCCTAACACGGCGTTTGCGCCCAATGGATGGAATACCAATACTCCGGCAGGGAAAGCAGACCCAACTATAACGGCAGCTATGTTGCCTGTACCATTGTTTGGCACTTGCTCCGTAACCGTACCTATACCTATAATATCCTATACTCCGGCAACTTATACCTTTACTACAGGTACAGCAATAGCAAGCATTATACCAACAAATACTGGCGGCGGTAGCAATCAGTGGTCAGTCAGCCCTGCGTTACCCACTGGCCTTGTCATATCTGCCACTACAGGCATTATCTCGGGAAACCCAAGCACTGTTACGACAGCTACAAACTATACGGTGAGCGCCCTTAATGGCGGTGGTACGGGAACTACGGTAATTAATATCAAGACCCAAGCCCCGGTAATAGTAAAGCCATCCATATCTTATTCCCCCAATACCATTACTAAGACCGTAAACACTGCTATAACGCCTCTGAGCGCGTCCAATACCGGTGGAGCGATAACTACATGGTCAGTAAGCCCAAGTGTTCCCACAGGCATTACCTTTAATTCAGGCACATTCAGCGGGACTCCAAGCGTGGTACAGACAGCAGTAGTGTACACGGTTACGGCCTCAAATAGTTCAGGAAGTTCAAATGCCGGGGTGACGATCACAGTTTTGCCTGTTAAACCAAGCATAAGCTATGCAGGAAGTCCTTTTACCTTTACACAAAATAGTGCCATTGTGCCGCTAAGTCCTGCCAACTCAGGTGGTCTTGTAAGCAGCTATAGTGTATCACCTGCACTTGTTTCAGGCCTATCCCTAAACACAAGTACCGGGGTAATCTCAGGCACGCCAAGCGTAACACAATCAGCAACGGCATATAATATTACTGCACAAAATGCAGGTGGTTCGTCTGTGTTTCCTATATCAATCAGTGTTATTCCGCCTGCTGTAACACCGCCAAATATCTCGTACTCTCCAAGTTCACAAACAGGAACGATTAACGTAGCGATCACGAATATGTCACCAATAAATGTTGGTGGGGCTGCTACAGGATTTACTATTAGCCCCGCTTTGCCCGCCTCGCTCAATTTCAGCACTTCAAATGGAGTTATAAGCGGAACTGGAACGGTTGTATCAGGTAGCACATCTTATACGATTGTAGGCTCTAATTCAGGGGGAAGTTCAACAACACACGTTACCGTCGCAATTAATCAAATTCCTGCACCATCGATTAGCTATGTCTACAGCAGCGTCATTTATGTGCAGGGACAGCCTATAACTCCAATATCGCCTACCAACAGTGGGGGAATTTCCACATCGTACAGTTTGTTGTCGGGTACACTACCCGTTGGGTTATCGCTATCAAGTACAACCGGGGTAGTCAGTGGCACACCTACCGCCACGCAGTCACCAACAAACTTTGTAGTTCGCGCTGTAAATGCGGGAGGCAACAGTGATTTTACGATACAGGCAGCGGTTAATCCGGCTGTCAACAGATGGTGGTATTTGATCGATGGCCGCTTTGGATATATTCAAGGATTATGAACCCATACATTATAATATTAGTAGTAATAGCCCTCTCACTTGTTTTAGCCATAGGGTGGGATAAGATTAGGAAAGTATAAAAATACTTTGTAGATTTAATAAATGACTGCAACCTATATCCTATTCTATTTAAGCATAACACTTGCTATAATAGTAATGATAGGTATTTGGGCAGCAAATAGGAAAGTGTAGAAATGGGATTTGTAACAATAGACGGAGAGGTAGTTCATACATCATTTTTAAATTACGATATGACTTCATTAGACAAACTAAATCTGTTACACCCCAAAATTAGGCAGTCTGCCATTGACGCATACAACGAGGCTGTTAAAGCTACTCCAGTAGGTATACATCCTGTTATAGATCAAACATACAGAACGTTCGCTGAGAGCCAGGCCTTATACGATCAGGGCAGAACTACACCGGGTAGTATTGTAAGTAATGCCAAGCCGGGGCAATCGTACCACAATTACGCGATGGCTTTGGACTTTCATTTGCAGGTAAACGGAGTTGATAAATGGGAAGTAAACCATGATTGGATGACTGTAGTTAATATTTTTAAGTCACATGGTTTTACTTGGGGCGGGGATTTTTCGGGAAACTTTAAAGATTATCCGCACCTTGAAAATAAATTAGGGCATAATTGGAGAGATTTATTAGCACTTCACAACGCAAAGAACTTTATATCGGGGACTGAATTTGTAAATATCTAAAATAAGACAACACACTATTTTAATTTATACGTAAAAACTAAAACAACATGAAATCTTCACCGCTTTTCACCCTGAACTGGAATGATGCCATTAAGGGTCTTATTATGGCAGTAGGCACACCTTCACTGTTTATCATTCAACAGGCTATTGCTAATGGTCAATTTGTATTTAACTGGAAACAGATAGGTATGGCTGCGTTAGCTGGTGGTGTTGCTTATTTGGTAAAAAACTTCTTTACTCCTGCTGATCCTACTAAAGAGGTAACTAAAACAGATGACGGTACAATTACCAAAACAGTTGTTAATACCGACACTGTCAAGGTTGAGGTACCAGGTAAGAACTAAAAAAGCCGGGCGACCAAACCCGGCTCATAATCACTATTTACTCCACATGAAACGGAGTTTCTTTAATCCAGTCCCATGCCCGTAAATACCACGGGCTTATTGCGGGACTACTTGATCGTTTTTAATGTCATTTAAGGCATCTGCGGCGCTCTCCACGACAATATTGCCATTTGGCAGCACTGTACCAACCGGAGCGTCTACAACCCCCGTATTAGCGGCTAAATCAACCTGATAGGCTAACCATGATTCCTGTATAGCTTGTACACCTTCTGCAAAAGTTAACTTACCGTCAGCCAGCTTATCCTTTAAAATTCTGTATATCTGTGCCGCGAGTACCGTGTATAGCTTGCTCTTGTCATCGTGAACGGAGAAAGCGGTTAATACACGTTGTTCAAAGGCTAAAATATCAACTTCAGTAGGATTATCCGGCAAACCCTCAATAGCTAATTCAACAGCCAATATTTTAGGTATCTGGTTGTTTACAAAAGTTGCTACCTCTGTTGGCAACTGTGTATGGGTGATACCATCAGCAAGGTTTAACAGGAAGCCAGTTAATGGGTTATTTAAAAGAGTTTTTACGGTCTCTGTTATAGTTACAGCCACTTTAGCTGCGTCTTTGGCATGATCAATGACATTTTTTTTGAACCACGTCCAAATTGAAATAAGGGGGGAAAGGATGCTCATTTTTGATTATTTATGTTTGAAATTATGTTAATTACTTTTTCAAAGTTACTCTTAAAGATGCAAAAACTTCTAAATAAAATGTTATCTCCTGCTTAGAGTATGTTTTGCGCACAGGAAACCGTGGCTTGGTTATCCTGGTGAAGAAGTTATGGTCGTTAATCATGGCTTCTTAGGCTCGGATTTAGCAGGGTGGAATTTGCTATACTGCGCCTTTATCAGACTGTCTACTCTTGCTATGGAGTGGCGTATAGCGTTATACTGTGCTGTGCTTACCTTGTCGCTGTTTCCGCTTACAATATCTAACTGCCCCATAAGTTGGTCAATAAGTATAACGTCCGGCTCGGAAAAGCGGTAACGTTTGGAAGTGTCTGCTTTAGTTTGTGCCATACTGATAGAAGCTACTAATATCAGGGCTATTGTGATTGTAATTTTCATTTGTCGTAAAGTAATCGGTTAAGTAGTAATTGGCATTCTTGTTTGGTTGATGGCATAAATATCTCTGGTTGTATGCCGTAGTCATTCATTAAAGCAAACTTCAACATTTTATGCTTCATAGGCGATACGTCATTGCTGAACCCTTTCGTGTCTATGATAACCGACCTTGACTCAAGATAAAAATCGACTATCTTGGATATAGCCCTTACGTTCTCTGTATGGTATTTAAATTTAGGTTGGAGTATGAATACCTTTTGGAACTCAAAGTCGATCTGAGCGCCTGTGAGCAGGTAGTGCATGTATTTCTCAAGGTTACTATCAAACTTCACGCCATTGACTACTGATTTAGTGGCGTTACGCACCTTCTTGTTTCCTGTTTCCCTATTCTCAATCCTTACAATATCGGATTGCTGAAAGTCAGTGATCAATGGCAATAGCTTTTTTACTTTTTTACTTACCAAAGAGGATACTTTGACATATTGCCCATCTTTTTCAACAAGATTTAACCTTTTGAGGTCATGAGGTGTCCATCGGGTATTTTTACTCATGGTTATACTTTGTTACGGTCGTTGTCGTTCATTTTATTTGTGGGGTAACGTTTACTTAAATGAGTAAATGATTTTATTTGTCACCTTTGTTTTCCGGTCAGAGTATAGATAAAAAGCCAATTCCGTATCATTTATAAATTGCGTGTCACTTACCCAGTGTACTGAATTTAATGTTTCAATGACCTGATAGCCGTGTCGCCAATGCTCAATTATAGTATCCCCCGCGCCTAAGCAACGGCATAAGCGTATATCCAACTCTTTGAACCAACATCTTTCAGTATCGAGTTTAATTACTTTATGTGGTTCTTTAGAAGAAGAAGCGACAGTGGTACTATATTTGTCGAATAAAACCGTATCTGTTTTACTTTGCGCCATCCCTGCCGATACTGTAAAGGCAAGAAGTATTGTTAAGATTGTTTTCATTATTATTTTTCTTTAAGTGCCTCTTTTAAATCTTGGATGCAGCCTGTTATTATGCCTAATTCTATGCGGTCATCGTATTGTTTATATGATTTTGCCTCGTTTTCCCATTTCGCAAGCACTTCCCTCATCTCCCTTTCCTTTTTGGATAGCCTGTTGGATTTCCAATTAGCACCAAATTTAGCGCCTGTCATGTAAACAATTCGTTCTTGACCATTTAAGGCATTGTAAAAACGGCTCTCCTGACTACAGGCTTCTTCGAGTGTTATATCGGTTTTCATTTGATTAATGATTTATAATAAGAAAATCCCCTATTTAAATAGTGTGGAAACGATAACATTGGATGCAACATTTCAGCAGTCGCATTTTCAATCCTGTTTTTAGTTGTATTTTTAGGTTCTACTACTTCAAACCCTTTTTCTATAACATACAGCTTCACACAATTGTAATCCTGTATAGCAGTCATCTTCATTATACCGCCGTGCGCTTTTAAAAGTCCGTGCATGTTCATCTCTTATTCTCTCCTTCTATTCTATCTGTGGGGGTGAGTTTGAATTGAGCTGCGTATTGCTCGATGGCTGATAATAATTCTACGTTATCCGAGTAGTCAACGTAATAATTACTCTCCAGTATTCTGGAAATAAAATCCTTTAGTGGCTTCATGAGTACCTCTTTTTTAAATATTCAATATGAGCCAAAATTACTTCTTTGGTGATGCCATTTAAAGGGTCAAGGTGATGCTCGATATGTTCATCCGTGTTGCAGAATGGGCACGGGTCATCGCCACCGCCATAAAGTTGTCCATCTTCATATTTATCTAAATCCCACAGATAGCCGTCAATGCATCTGGCATCGGGATAGCTTGCTCCAAAATGTGGAAATTCAGGGCATTGTTCTTTCAGTTCGCTTTGTTCTTTGTTCATGGCTGTTAAATGGGTTAAAGCAGGTTTCTTTGTTTATAAAGCAGTCTGTCGGCCTCAGATGATAGGAAAGCCGATGCGATTACCGAACGCTCAATTTCAGACTTTAGTAGGATTTTATCCTTAAAATGCAAATCCCAACCACGCGGCCATTGGTAAATAGTTGGGAACAGACAAAACATTGCGGCCTGCTTAAGTTCGCCATCTTTATAAAAAGCATAGTCGTTTTCAATACTGAACCCGTGCTTGTATACTTGCTCGTACCGCTCAAGAGCAGATAAAAGGCTACCTAAGCTACTATCAAGCAAATCATCCGAACCGATGTTTTTTGCCTTATTGATCTTTTGTTGTATAGTTTCCATGTTAATTATTTTACTTTATGATAAGCTAATTCGACCATCTTTTGAACTGCTTCCAACGTTTCATTATCCGCATCAGGGTTCATATTTACGTGTACCATTCCTATCTTTGTTGACAGGTAAAAATGATTTTTAAGCTTTCGCTTCTTTGGTTTGTTATCCATATTGATTACTTTGTGTTAGGGGTATTAAGCTGTACATGAGCAATTGTAGGCAGGCAAGGCTTTATCCAAATCGAATAATGATTGCTGACTAAGGGCAATATGCCGTAGTTGTTTGTAAGAGATTCCTTTGATGAATGTACCTTTCTTGCCTTGCTCGGCCTCGATCCATTTGTCCGCCAATTCCGGGTACAGCGCCATGATTTTTATAATATTATCCTTGCCTTTCAAGAAACACAAATCACAGTTGCCAAGTATTGAGGGTATCTCTAAATTATAGGGTTTCGTTAGCCAATATTGATTGACCATTTCTTTTGTGATTCCCTGATCATATAAAGGAAACTTGGTAAATACCTTTTTAAATTGCTCTTTAAACCTATTTACCCGGTGCGGTTCATCAAACCTAAAGCCGATATAATTTTCAAATGTGCATACACCAAGCGTCCTTAAATAGCGTTTAGCCGTGAAAACCTTCAGATCAACTGTACACATCCGTTTCATTCGGTTGGGCATAGATTTACGTGTATTAACCAACGCTTCAAATCCCTGCAAGTCTGGACGCTTTTTATTTTCGTATGTAGCACGATGTACCTTTATGCCCTCGTTCTTTTCAAAGTCATCTAAGAATTTATAAGTCTTTTCATGCTCCCACTTCGTATCGGTAAACAAAACTATATCATCTTCTGTCGGCTTCAAAAGGATAGTCATTAATGCAGATGTTTTACCACCACTGAAATTTATAACTCGTTTCATCTTTTCTTTATCCATTAGTATATTCTATTTTCATTGGGTTATCTATTTATAGTTTATCTTTTAGTTCAGGGGATTGGTATATATTGCCGATTACTTCAACAACTCCACTTGTGCGAGACATCGGATAATAATAATCACCGGACTTATAACAAAATCCGCCGAAATGAAAAACTATCACACCTCTATGTAATTCTTTTGGCGCAAGGTTATTTTCATCGGGGCTAATCATTTTTGAACATATATCACCCTCGTAAATCTCAACTCCGTTTTTGTCCTTTAGGCCAGTAAATTGCATGGGAATAAAACCCTCAAAACTTAAAAGTGAAAGGCGGTCACATTCTTTTTTTGCGGTTTCCCAATCACTCATTTTGGCGGCTTTTTCTACCCAAAAACGAAATTTTATTTCTCTATTTTTCATAATTCTATTTTTAATTGAGGTTACTTACTGTACTGTTTTAAGGAAGGGGGAAAGGGGTTAATGATTTCCGTCTCGAAAATATTTATCGGTCAAACTATCGCCTAAGTTTTGGATACGGCAGCTTTCCAACCTCGCATCGGCAAGCATCTGTTCTGATAAATCAGTGTCGAATATATCACTGTTAAATGGCTCGCATTCGCATTCATTTGCCGTACATGTTAGTTCTTCATCTTCGACAGAAACAAGGCTCAATAGCCAATAATTATAGCTATAAACTGGGCTAATACTTTCTACCGTAGCCTGTAATCCTGCATAAACCACCGTGTCGCCTACTTTAAACTTACAGGGTAGCATGTCTTTTTCTGTTTTCATAATCTCTTTTCTGTTTCCTCTAAATAGAGGGGGTTAATCTCAGTTAATAATCGTAATCAAGCTGCTTATCTGGATAAACTTCTGGCGTCAAAGAGGGGCAATTACCCATAAAGTAATATTTGTCATCTAACATCAAAACAGTTGAATAATAGTTTATCCCATCTTTTCCAAAACAACACTCTCCGTTTTGCCCCCAAGTGCCATCATTGAAATTAGAGGGTACCCATCCGCATAGGATATATTCACACAACTCCCAATCTATCCGATCTAATGGTTTTAAAAACTCGTCGAAAGACTTTTCGCTCTTATCGAACTGTTTGTATGTTTTCATCATGTCAATTTTTAAAACTGTTCCTAGTAACTTATTTGGCTTAAAATATCTTTGATAATTTCACCGTTGTACTCGTTTTTTGTCAAGTTCAAAAATGTAATCGTATTCATCCCAGCGTCGAGATCAATCCCGTGTGATTCAACAAACATCATGCGCCCGCTTTCGCAACTCCCTGTTAACAAATGATGCCATTCAAAGAAGTGTCGATTCGGGTACACAGCATCATTTTTGAACTTGCTGATAAATTCAGCCTTGCGTTCTTCAAAAGACATTGAGGCGTAAAACTTTTCATTTACCGCTCTTAACGCTTGTTCTTTGGTATCACCGTGTGCAAAGAGATTACCCGACTTGGCGATGTACATTTTTTTTATGCTAAAGTCATCTTTTATTACGGCGACTTTAGCCACATTGTTCACGATTGATAAAAACGTACAAGGGATATTATCTATATAATATACTGGATCTCCGTTGAATGACTTTAACGAATGAATTTGCTTATCTAAAAAGCCTTTTTTATACTCGCTGTGATTAATAGTCTTTACGTCACCGTCACCGTAACCGTCACCGTAACCGTAACCGTAACCGTAACCGGAACCGTCACCGTAACCGTAACCGGAACCGTCACCGTCACCGTAACCGGAACCGTCACCGGAACCGGAACCGTCACCGTAACCGGAACCGTCACCGGAACCGGAACCGGAACCGTCACCGTCACCGTAACCGTCACCGGAACCGTAACCGTCACCGTAACCGGAATTTTGCGGCGTTGCCGCCATAAATGCTTTGATTAAATCTTCCATACTGGCACTGAATTAATGTTTTCAACAGCTTCATTAGTGCATGGAAGTACCTCAATAACCTGTGGCAAATAAACGCCATCCTCATCGGTTATAGTCACCGTGAATTTGCAATCACGTGGCCTTTTAGTGCCTTCAACCGCTAATTGGCTCAATGAGGCCGCCCCTGACCAATACCATAACCTTCTTGCGTTAGTAATGATAGCGATACTGCCATCTAATTTTTTGATGTTGCCGAACCATACACCTGCGGAATGAGTTCTGATAATGCTGAATTTTTGTGTGTTCATGTTTATTTGGGTTTATTTTTTAAACTGTTTTTACCTTTGTTCTGTATGAGGGGGGATTTGCGCCCTGATGCTTAATGAATAGCCCCTGTACCAGTCTACCTGCTTCCATACCGTGAAACTTATCCCGAAGATTTTTATCGTTCTCTTTTCAAAGAGCCGGGCCTCTTTCATGTTGGGGTAGCGGGAATAGGTTATTTCTATTTTCATATTCTTTTTTTTGGGCGTTTTAACGGGCTAAAATTATTTTTGTGCATCATGGTGTTCTTTGTGGCATTTACGGCAAAGAGTCATTAAATCTTCCAAATGGTTCATCTCGTCACCGTGATTTTTATACGTATCGTGATGAACCTGTAAGTTACTCTCTAATTTACAAATGATACACATATTTTTGTCTCTTTTTAAAACTGATTTACGTACCTGTTGCCAATATTTACCTTTAAGGAAGTCAGAATAAGGCTGTTGTTTTCTAAAAGCTACCCTATCTATAAATAGCTGTTTTTTAATTTTTTTTATTTTAGCTTTCTTAGATTGCTTCGGTCGTAATTTTCTCAACAATATCTCTTGTTTTATTTCCGTTGGCGTTTTTCTTATTTTTGCCATCACTCCCTAAGTTATTAAACACTTTATTGTAAGCCTTATATCGGTCTGCATTTTTATCTTTTACACCCTCTGCCAACTCTTGCAGCCATCTAAGCGTATAAAAGTCAGGGCTACTATTTATTTTTGATTGTAAGGTCACTGTGACTCTTGTACGTGCCATTAAGCCTTATTTCGTTCAGTCAGTCGCAGGCCCTTAATTTTATCCATCTGTTTTAACAGATAGCTTTGCCACTGGTTGAAGTGACGCATATCGCCTGTGTACCCTTGTGGTATTACTGGCTGTTGAGTAGAAGTTCTTTTCATAATCATTTATTTGAGTTAATAAACCGGGTTCACTCTCGCAGTTTACCCGGTCAAACCTAAACCTTATCACAATTTGGGTATTTAGGACAGTTCCCATTCTGTTAAACTGGCGAGCGCACGTGCCAGCATTGATTTTCCCTAAACAAGTTTAACATTACATTTTACTATGATTAAAAAAAACGCGCTCTTATGTCTTAATTAAATATCCTATCAATAACATCTATAATATACTCATAAGTCAAGCAGAAAGTTTCGCCTTCGTCTTTGGCCGCAAATTCAGCCGCTTTAAGTGCATTAATGAGTGCCATGAAGTAACCTATATCAACTCCGATTAATTGATCTTCCAATGTGGCTATGCTTGTTAAATCAAGTTTAGATATTTGGAACATGATTTTAAGATATGTGCCTGCATTTATTGTCCAGTTACGATTAATAAATTTACGTGTCCTAATGATTGAAGTAACAGGGTACAATGAACCAATATAAACCAATTCTCTGGCTAAAATTGACTCCATTGCTTTAGGACTTAAAAATAATTGCTTGTCATTAGAAGTCCAGTAACTTGTGCAATGCACGAAGTCAAAGTTTTTATGTATTTCCTTTGCATCCCCGTAAAATCGTAGTATAAGTTGCACGCAGTTAGATAGTGATATAGCATTTGGAGATAAAAAAACAGGTTTGTACTTTTCTGCAGACTTAGGGGCTTCGGCAATATCTGAGGCATCCTTATCATCCAATACGCTACTTATAATATCAATCTCCTTTTCAGATAGCACATTATCTTCGCCCTCACTTTTGCCCATGATGGAGGCGCAGAACACCCCAATACGTCCGCTTTGTGAAAATCCGCGTAAAGCATAATAATCCGCATCACCTAAAGCTTCATTATTAATATCTAATGGTTTCTCCTTTAGTTTTTCCCATTCGGAGTGTGGTATCAGTTTATCTACATCTACTACTGATATTTCTAAATATGGATTATCTTTCTTAAATTCCTTAACATAATAAGCAGCAATCGCTAATACGGTTTCTTTATTGGTAAAGTATAAATCAAAATCATTCACATTTTCTTTCAAAAGCATTGATGTTATACATCCGCCTGTGATGATAGTATTTTTTTCTACCAACTTTTGCAGGTCTTTGTCCTTAATGGATTTTACAAAATCATCAAACTTTTTGCTGAGGATTTTTTTTATGGTTTTTGCTTTCATTATGAGGTTTGGTTTTTTATATGTTCTAATGCTTCTTCTCTATTGGATGCTTGAAATGGCTGAACTACTTGGTCAACAAAATCTGATGAATAAGCTTCTTCTAAATCCCGTTTATCAAAATAGCGTTTTGCTTGTAATGTACCGGATATATGTTTATATCCCCACCAAGTTAATTTGTCGTTCATTTTATTTGAAGGTTTTGGTTTTCAACAATAAATATACCCTCAACTTTAATAGCACCGCTTTTAGTATCAGCCTTTAGTCCGGCTTTATCAATAGTTTCTACTAATTTAGTTTTAATATACTTCTTAGGTATCTTAGCATCATCGTCAATGTGTAATTGCTCTGATTTAAGGAAATATAGTTTTAGGTTGTTGTTTTCTACCTTTTCAATATTAAAGTGGAGCATAGCCTCTGCGATACGTGTTTTAAGAGCTGCCTGTATCTTGGTCTTGCTAATCATAATCTTACTTAACCGGTCGTGTTCAGCCTGTATGTGCTTAATTTCAAAGTCAAACTGCCTGATACAATAACCATAGCTTACTGCTTTTTCTTCCAATTCTTCCATAGTGATAGCAAGGCGCTTTTCAGTATCTTCGGTTAACTCCCCCTCATTGCTCTCTATTTCATCCATAAGGCGCATATAATCCCCGTGAATGTTATAAATAGATTTTTTAGGTATGGTTAGTCCTGTGGCTATTGGTTTTGTCCAGGTTGGCTTTGAGTCCAGTTCTTCCTGGCGCATATCTTCAAATTGATCCTGTGATGTTTGCATGATTTTAAAGTTTAATAGTGTTTTTATCTAACAGTGTTTTTGTGTATAGATTAATGAAGTGTTGCTGAAAGTTACGGGTGCAATCATGGAAACCTGATTTGAAATGCTCATTTTCCTCAATGATAACGGCAATAAAATTAAACAAGCTTTTTTCAAGCAATGTATCTGATAGCATCACTTCTTTGGTGTTCATATTTATTTGCCCTTGAATATTTTTATCACCAAAAGCACCAAATAAAAACTTTAATTCAGGGTGTATAGCATATTCGCATACTTCAAGAATAGCAAACACCTCATTGAGTTTGGTTGATAACGCCTCTGAATGTATTTCGTAAAATTCATTAATCTTATCGGCAGTACGCAAAGCACCTATACCATCAAATTGCGCCGATAGGAATTTATAAACAGGCATAGGGAGTATAATTATAGACTCCATATCCATCTCTGCCCCCCTGTCTTTAATAGTGTTAACTGCTTTTTGGTGGATGATTTTAGCCGAGCCTATAGTGTCTTTCCAAACCATGCCGAAGCTCTCATACCAATTATAGTCCATTGTCCCCTCGAAGTGGGTATCGTTTACATTTTCAAGAAAATGGGTTATTACAGTTGGATTGGTATTTTTTAATGCCCGTACTATTTCTGCAGCTACTACACCTTTAAACTCGCGTAGTTCATTTATACTGGCATTCTTTACATCGTAAGAGAATAGCCCCGGTTGATCTACAGTGTGAATAAGTACACCCTGTTTGTAAATACGTACCTTATCCCCACCGTGATATATTTTGTGGGTTGTATTTTCAAATAAGGCTTCTTTTCCGTGAATAAAATATTTATGCCAGTTATCTAATACATTTTGAAAATCCTTATCAACCTGAATGTAAAAGACAGTTTTGCCGAGTTCAGGAGTTGTTTCTGTAACTACCTCTCCAAGTGCTCCGCCTTCATCTAGGGCGTTGCACCATAATTCCCTTATGATCATCCAAGCTGACCAATCGGCGCCCATACGGGTCGTTATAGAGGTTCTGTTGCCGTTGATACAAATAATGTCAAAGTTCTCTCCTTTTATAATTTCTGTTTCAATAGATAGTTGGACTTCTTTATCCCCTACAAATATTTTAAATTCTATATTGTTGCGAAACAGGTAAGCAAGGGTGTATTTTAACCCTGTCCCGAATTGGCCTATTTTAAAAGTATCATTTGCTTTGGTAGTGCCTCCCATAAGTGCAACTAACCTTATGTCAAGTTCACCGTCATTTTGAATTTTTAGGTATTTCATGTTTGTGGTGTTTTAAAACCCCGGAATATTTACCGGGGCTGTTGGTAATCAGTTAATTATTAATTGAGACGTTAATGGTCAAAAGGGTAAATCAGATTCTATGTCAACAACTGGCTGTCCATGCTCGTCAACAAAAGCTTGCTCAGGATTCATCATAGCTTTGTATTCATCAGATGACCTAATTTTATCCTTTAAGAAATCGGGCAACTTATCAAATAAGGATTGATCCCAATTATCGTATGTTAATTCCTGATTAGGATTTATCTGAGGTGGGCAAGTCATTCCCTTTGGCAGCGGTGTAACTCCTGATATTTGTTCGTACATCTGTGAGCCGTCTTTAGATGGCTTGTGAGTGATGTTTAACATACAGGCAACACCCAATAGTTTTGTAATGTCAAACGCTGCGGCTTCCTGTTCTGTGAAGTCTTTAGAGCGCCATCCTTTTAACATTGCTCTTAATCCTGACTTTTCGTGCATGGATAGGGTAAAATCCTTTGATGTAGTTAACGGTTGTTCTCCGTTTTCTTCCTTAAATACTCGCATCTCTGTAGGTAGTTCCCATGTGATCCGAACTTTATTCATCTTTTTTGGGGCCATGCCCGGAATGGTTTCTATAACATTTCCTATATGCAGCATTTGAAAACAACGCGCAACATACATCCCGGCTTCGATTGGTTCACGGGTAGTTCCCCCGCTTGATTTTGCAACTATACTCATTTCTATATGGTTTTTAAATTTGTTTCTAAAATTCTAAAATGCGTTTTAACAGGCCTATCCTTTTTATCCAGTTCAAAATACTTTGTTACAAACGAGGATGGTATTTGAGGCACGCTATAAGCCGTATTAGACGTTGCCTCTATTCTTTTACATCTTTCCTTGACTATTGGCCTATATGCCCTCTGAATGCGTATAGTTGGCTGTAGTGAGGTGTTGATATAATAGTCACCATTTATAATAGGCCTGTCCGAGCAAAAGTATAACGATGTTACTCCATTAACCGTGTTTTCTACTATGTAACATTGTAGATTCATTAGTCCTTAACTTTAGCCCATACTTTGCTAAAATGTTTTTTACGTTGCTGGATCCCTATAAACATCGTGTCCCCTGCTTTGTAAAAGTTAGGCTGGTGATCAGCCACCTCAGTAGCTGCGTTTGTAGCCATCACTTTAGTATTAAGTTTGGAGGACATGGCGTGGTTAAGCGTAGCTCCTTTTTCACCGACTACAACAAATACACCGTCAACCCCTTCTTTTTCGTACATATCGTAGTCTCCGCAAAGTACATGTGAATGCCCCGATTTTTCGCTTTTGGCAATCAAACGATTTTCTACTTTTTTAACACCTGCTGGCAATTGAGATATGCTGAATAATTGCACATCTCCGTGGTGGCTGTTTTCTCCTGTGAACTGTAATTTATTTTCCATTTTTTTTATTTGTTTAAATTGTTAATTTCTTTGTAACCAGGTATATTCTAATTCTTGTGGTACTATAGTTGGGCGAGCAAATTTAGCGGCATCCATAGCAGAGTTAAATGAACTATCCGATGGTATTAAATATTTTGTTCCAGTACTTGGACAACACATTTTTATCCAGGCAAGCGGTACGTTCGTTTTGCCGTTTAAATCTTCCTCTTCTTTAAATCGTTCAGTAGTTTTATATAAAATTAATTCTTCTACGCTGCCATCACCGTGAACTACTGATTGCTTATCTACTTCTGTAGCCCCCAAAAAGTTAAGCATAGTGCCTTCTCCTTTAGCCTCTATTACTTCATATATCCCGGCCTTAATATCCTCATTGGTTTCATTAATGAATTGCTCTTTGGTCACTTCTCCAAATATCCATTGCGGCATATTGCGACCGTTGACATAGTATCCGTCAAATTTAGTTATATCGGTGGAAAATCCCCATTCAATAGCTGGCCCATCCGTTCTGTGCATATCATTGTTTTCATTACGATGTACTTTTTTAGGGTATTTAGATACCACACAAAGCAATTCAGAAAATATAGCTGAGTAAACATTGGATTTTTGGTAAAGATCATTCCAGCTATTTAGCATCACATTTATAGGGGCATCAACACTAAGTTCGTCAGCTATAAATTTATAATATCCAGCATACCAATTTGAGTATACATTAGTAGTAAATAAATAGTCGTTATTATAGGTTTTAAGCTGTGAGTATAGCTGTGAGTATAGCTGTGAGTATAGCTGTGAGTCTAGCTGTGAGTATAGCTGTGAGCGTAGCTGTGAGTATAGCTGTGAGTATAGCTGTGAGTATAGCTGTGAGTATAGCTGTGAGCGTAGCTGTGAGCCTAGCTGTGAGCGTAGCTGTGAGTATAGCTGTGAGTATAGCTGTGAGTCTAGCTGTGAGCCTAGCTGTGAGCCTAGCTGTGAGCGTAGCTGTGAGTCTAGCTGTGAGTATAGCTGTGAGTATAGCTGTGAGCCTAGCTGTGAGTATAGCTGTGAGCCTAGCTGTGAGTATAGCTGTGAGCCTAGCTGTGAGCCTAGCTGTGAGCGTAGCTGTGAGTATAGCTGTGAGTATAGCTGTGAGTCTAGCTGTGAGTATAGCTGTGAGTATAGCTGTGAGCCTAGCTGTGAGTCTAGCTTCTTATTTTCAGGCACAACATTGAGGTTTACTTCAATTCCATTTCTGAGGCAGTATATCGCATATATAATTGGTGTAAACGCTTCTTTATTGGCGGATATATAATTGAAAAATATTTGTGCTTCGTATGGATTTTCAGCTACTAATACACATGGGTTTTTATACTTACACGTTTCGTAATTCCAATCTATCAGGGCTGTAGCTGATTCAATATTGAAATTGTTGTATCGTTCCCCGTCAAAAACACCTTTAGTGTATTTTGCTATATATTCAGGTATTTTAGCGGCTATTTCAGGTGTCAGGTCTTTGAGGGTTTTCATGATAATTTATATTAATGGTTATAATATAGAACACCAGTTCCCGCAGCTATAGCAAATAGTGTGCAGACCCTCATGTATTACAGGGGGTCCGCAGCACTCAGAGCGTTGATTAGCTTCCCGCATATCCATTTGGGATTGTTCGTTGCTTACGTGCCTTCTTTGAGCGTCTGTTACGATCACTGCCTGCATAAAGGCATTTAGGTTTTTGTTTGTGGTTAAAACTTTCATTTTTCGGTGGTGTTGGCGTATATTATAATATTTAAATTTGCAAATTCTCCAAATAATTCAAGGGCTTTATTATTATAAACCTCCGCTGCCTCTTCTTCTGTTTCAAATCTCCCCAGGTTATATCCCTTAGAATTGGTATTAATCTGAGCTAACCACTTTGTTCGCCCCCTTTTTGGTACCGATAAGGATACCCCTATGTATTTAGAAGTTTTGTTCTTTCTGGCAGATTTATTGCAACAATTTTGTTGATGGGTCACTTCCCTTAAATTTGAAAACCTATCATTTAACCTGTTCTTATCCCTGTGATCTACCTCTTTTGGAATATAACCTCTGTGCAAAAGAAAAACAATTTGATGCCTTTTATAGCGTTGTCCTTCCAGGCCTATCACCCTATAACCATTTTCATCGATATATCCAGCTTCTTTCCCAATAACCACACCTCTATGCAATTTTATTTTCCAGTATAAAACACCATCAATATGATTGAAAAGTTGTTCTGCTCGTTCTTGTGTTATGGTGTGACTACCTCTCATTGCTTAGCCCTTTATAAAATTATCTATCGGCTGATCAAGCCATTTGCAAACCAGGATCGCGTTCTTTAAATCAATTTCCTTAAAGTTCAAAATCCTTGAAAGAGTTGCTTTACTTAATCCCATTTGCTCAGCGAAATAAGTATCTGAAAACTTCTTCTTTTCCTCTGCCATAATAGTAAACATTTTGTCTCTTATGGCTTCTACTATTAATTCCTTATTCATAATAACAAAGATACAGTGTAATTTCAATAAAACAAGTGATTTACTGTATTTATTTTACTTTTCTTCTGTCCAAACTTTAATTGAGTTATGTAATACTTCGTCTTGTTCATCTAACCAGTTTAGTTTATTGACGAAAGTGTAGAAGTCTGTAGTTTCGTAAGTACACCCCACATTTAGGAATGTATAACTAACGTTGTAATGCTTTCTCATTATCTTTAGTTTAATATTGTGCAAAAAACCATATTGTTATGGATGAAAAAACTATAGTGATAGCGCCATCCAAATTCGTACGCGGTTAAATAGGTAGTTTCCATTATTGTTTTGATTCAAGGTTAAAGAACATAGTAGCTATTATTAAAGCTATTACAATGATAGGGGCAAGAACGATCACCACAAGGGCGAATAGAGTTGCTTTGAGATAGGGTAAGATTGTGTTCATGCTATCTAATTGTTTTGAAGGTTACTCCCGGCTGATCCTTGTATTTATGTTTCAACAGGGCTATTGATGTATTACTTTCTAATTCAAGGTTTCCAAAGCAGGCTGTAAAGTACATTATAGGCTTACGTTTTTTAGGTTCCTTGAGTCCCTGTATTCTAAGCCATGTATCCATTGCGGTTTTGCTCATGATTTCTAATTTTAGTTAAAAAGCGCCTTTGCCTAACCCTGTTATTTATCTGTAATACAATAGTCCGTGTTCTTGCTACCTTCTTTTACAACCAGGTCGCACAGTTCCCTTTTAGGGGTATAGAATAATACCACTTTTACAGCCTTTACACGGCCTTTATTATCCTCAGCTATACAAAGATACTCGGTGGCTGTATATCCTTCGTCCTGTGGCTCGATTTTGCCTTTCTTGGCAATGGCATAGTATACCGGCTTGGGCGCTTCTTTGTCGATGGTAAAGGAATTGATACCAATATCCACCGTTCCGCCATCGTATTTAATGGTTTTGCTTTTAATATCCCGTTCTTTCGTGAAATGGGTTGTTTCAATACGGATATACTGTTTAGTTTGTGCGTGGGCGCTGAATACTATAAACAGGGCCGGTATTAAGAATAATTTCTTCATGGTTGTGGTTTTTAAATGTTGGCAGGATCTTGTTTACAACTGACTTTTAATATGTTTACGGTTAACAATACAGTAAACAATAATGATTGCTAAGGCAATGGCGCCAAGTAATGCAATAGCAGATTGAAATAAAGTTAAGTTTTGCATGATTGTTTAAGTTTAATTATAAATTATTTGGGTTGATAAATTATTACACGTTTGCCGTTTACTACTTCAAAACCTACCCGCTTATGTGTTTTTAGAAACTGTTTGTTATACTTTTGCAGTGCACGGAACCAATAAGCAAAATCCTGTTTAGCTTTCCTCCAGGCTGCATCTTTGGCGCTGTCCATTGTCAGCCCCATTGCGCCCCGTGGATAAGCGTTTAATATCCCTTCTATCTCGGATAGCTTTGCGTCTATAATATCTTTACAGGCCATTGTTTTAATTATAAATGATTTGATCTTCAATGTTATCATACCCTAAGAAGTTACGTAACTCCCTGTAGCTATACCCGGTTACATCTATCCATTTACCGCAGTGTACGCCCTGGATAGTGTATTCATCCAAAGCCATGATACTTATCACCTTTGACCATGGTTGTCACCCCGTGACATTGTAAGGTTGATTGAATGTGTAAGTTTGTCATTTTGTTTATGGTTTTCTACTGCCAAAGGCCAGCTCTGTGGCTGACCCTTGTACTTGACTGTTACATACTGTTTTTTGTCTTTTGCCGCCTAATGCCCGAACCATGAATTAACATAGTGTCGGGCTGGCAGACCTTACCTTAAAAACGATCAGGTAAAAACAGGCAAGTTAGTTTATACGGTAGATAAAGAACATTTCACCGTTTACCGTTTCTTCGTTTTCATTGCCGTCATAGCTTGACATAAAGTGTCCGCGTCCGTCTGCTGAGATAGCAGCGTCTATAAATTCATCCATATTGCCAAGCTTATTAATTGTGTTATAGATAATATCATTATTGCTTTCGCAGCGTCCGTTATCCTGAATAGCCTGAAATATTTCTTCATCAAGGCCGGTTTCACTTGCTAAGAACGAAGCGTTAAACGCCCACAAGCTATCTTTGATGTATTCGGCTGCCTTATCATCTGCCTCACTATCGGTTAACACAATATAATTATTGTTATAATCATCTTCATCGTATGGCTCAACCTGCTCTAATTCAGCAATACACCAGTCATATATTTTAGCCTGGTCAGCCTCCGTTTCACATTCTGAAAGATCAAGTGTAGATAGTTGACAGCAATTTGCGCCATTATAAGCCTCTGTGGCTTCTTCCATGGTGCCGGTGAATACTTTATCATCAAGTATAAAGAAACTGTCTCCTAAGTGCTGTAATAAAGCGATAGACTTGATTTGTTCGTCTGTTAAGTTTGAAAAATCGTAATTTGTTGTAGTTTTCATAATTGATCGTTTTTATTTTAAATGAGTTAATCTTATCTTTTAGTTATTAAGTCTAATACTATGTTATGAGCCAATGAAGGCATAACTATTACCAAAAAGGTGATAACAGCCATTACTGTAAGGACTGATAGAATGATGCTTGCTTTTTTCATGATATGCTTGGTTTAAATTGTTTACTGTTTGACTTAGTTGTATTGGTCTATTTTAGCTGATATAACATTACTTCGTTGCTCTGTGCATGAAAGATAACCGCGTGTTTTTCTAACTGCCTGCGTAATGGCATCAGCCCTGTTTATTGCCCTGACTATTTGAGTTGGTGCATTGATAAAAGTGACTCTGTATAACATGATAATTATTTGTTTAAGGTTTTTAATTGTTCTGTTAAGGACTCACACTGCCCCCATAAAGCAAGGTAGCTGATGCCGGTTTTACCCATAGCTACAAGTTGAGATTCAATAAAAGCCTTTAAACTCTTATCTTCATCCAGAGCCATAGACCCCAAGGCCTTCTTTGTTTCCGGCGACAGTGTTACTTCTTTGCGTATACTCATGATCTTATTGTCTTTTACTACCAAAAGCCCGCGTGTTAGGCAGGCTGATGTTTAACCCGTGCTTGACGGGCGAAACGGGCTAATTCAAATCGAAACGCCTAAGCATTTCTAAAATATCATCTACTCCTGTTTGATTTTCATCGCCTTCAAAGCCTGATATAAATTGCTCTGCTCTTTGAATTGATGCATGCATTGCTAAAATTATCTTAGCTACGTCAATGGCGCGCTCGCCAGTTACTGTACATAAAACTTTATCTACCAAATAACAAGATGTTTGAGTATGGATTAAAACCTTTTCAACTTTAGGTGATCCATTGATAACTGTTTGCGTGGTTGTAGTTGTTAGGTCTTTCATTTTGCCGTCAAGCTTTATATATCAGCTACATTGCTAATACATAACAAATATACGCATTATACGCATTATACGTACTATACGAAATAAATGTTTACGATATAACTAAATAGAATAGGTTACACATGTGAGCAGGGAATTATATACCAGTTGAACCCATAAAATATATGTAAATCTTGTGTTTTTTAAGTTAAAAATGTTTATTATCTTGTGCTTTATACGTTAATAACGTCTATTCCAAAAAGTTATGGAACTAACAGATGCACAAGTTTTAGCACAATTAAAACTACGCAGGGTACGGCTAAAAATACAGTTAGAGCGCATTGAAATAGCTATCAAAGCATTTGAAAAGGTAGGGGAAATTGAGTACCTCGATGCTTTGCCGTTTCTTCTTGTGCATGTTGGATGGTTTGCCTTGAATATAACTTTCATCTACTTCTACAGTGGTGCTGGCCCCTAATTTGCCATAAGTAAAGGACTGCATTTTAAATGCGTTCCTTACCCTTTGCATCATAAACCATGCAGACTTTTGAGTAACACCAATATCCCGCGCAACCTGCACACTGGAGATACCTTTACGGTGTGTAGACAGTATGAATATTGCCATAAACCATTTAGCCAGTGGTACAGTGCTGTTTTCAAAGATCGTTCCCTTGATAGCACTAAAGTGTTTCCGGCATTTGGCGCACTTATAACGCTTGTTAGCGCCTTTCAACTCATAAACATGATCGTGGCCGCAGAACGCACATTTAACTGTGCCGTTCCAACGTAATTGAGTTAAATACTCAATACAAGTGCTTTGTTCCTGGAAATGGATAGCTACATCGTTAATGGTGCGGAAAGGAAGTGATTTGCCTAAAGGTTGCATAATGGTAAGTATTTATCAATAATTCTTGATTATTCTTAATAATTACTTACCTTTGAAGTAAGTAATGGTGGAGAGTATGGGTGTCGAACCCATCTACGATGAATGTCAAGTCCTCCGTAGCCTTCCCGGACTCCCCTAAGTTATTTCAAAACTGACTTTTAAAAACCGTCATCTCTTAAAGTGTCCAAGCTCCAAAGTAAGACGGTTTTTTTATGCTTAAAGTAAATCTTTCGCCTCACTAACAGTTGTTAGCTCTGGGGTTATATATTCCTCTTTTGGCTCATTTTTTCCTGTAAACCATTCTTTTAATCCGTAGTAAACATAATGATTAGAAATCATTTGCTTTTTATGTTGCTATTTTATCACTGATATAAGATAAATATTGTATTTAATGCCATTTTTAGCCTCTACAACGCAGTTATCAGAGGCATCACATTTATGCACCGTCTTAAAGTCATTAGTTGATAACAGCGCGTTATTCGCCATAAGCACCGAAACAACACTATCCTTTGAAATTATGGCTGTTGTTCTAAAACTATCAACCTTTGCGTTATTGATAACCTTAACAAGCACTGACCATTTCAAACGCTTATAATGGTTATACTTAGCATGCCTGTTAAAATATCCGGCTACATCACGCTCAAATACTCCAATTAATATAAATACTGTTAATCCTATTGCTGTGATAATAGTTATTAGGCGTTTACGCATATCATTTAGGTTACCTCATAAAGGTAATGGGTTAAAGCGGGATATAAGCACCTGTGAGCATAGCGAACACTAACACTATTCCTATCTGCCGAAGGCTCGTGTAGCGATAGCGGAACATTCTATACTCTATGCTTATCTTTAGTAGTGATAATTATTTGTAACTCTTTGGTTACTCTTTGTAACACGCAAATAGAGTTTACAACTTTAGTAGTGGTAGTTTATCCCTTATCCAAGCAACTGTGACAGCACTTTTGAACCGTTTTGCGTAATGGTATAGACCTTTAAGACACGGTATTTATTTAATGGAACAACGAAGTAGGGACTATTAGATTGTTTAATAAATCCAAGCTCTAACAACCTGTTAACTGTTGAATTAAGGGTATCAATATGGGTATGATAAACAGTGTGTAAACCTGTTTTAGTTAAGCCAGGGTTACATGATATGACTATAAGCCATCTAAATGCTGTGAATGGTTTAACTTTTGGATGCTCAGGAATGAACCGCTTAATTTTGGGTATTGGTGTACAATAGAACTGAGATACAGCTAAGAGTTTATCATTAACTGTCATAATGAAATAGCTTTGTTTACACAATAGTAAAGAAAAAACTTTAACTATTTATCTTAACAATTATTTTACTTTTTATTTGGGGATACCCGGTTACAGTAAAGCCGTTTTTGTACCTTGATCATGGGGTGGCCAGGGAGGGGGGCTACCCCTACTGAAAAGCAATATGAGACAAAATAAACCGATGTACACCCCAACTAAAAAGTTGTATAGGATGTTTTAAAATATGTGTGTATATAGGCTATTATAATGGCATATAAAAGTGACTTGTATAATAATAGATAAGAGTAAAAAAGTGTATAAAATGTGTTCAGTAGTGTTTAAACAAGGAATATAGGAAAATACCTTGTACTAATCGTGTAAAAATGTTGTACTAATCGTGTAATTAACTTGTATTAATCGTGTAAAGTATTTGCATTATTATAGACTAAGTATTATATTTGTAGTATGGTTATGAAGGCAAGAGTAAAAAAGATACCGATTATAAGAGAGGGGGTTGATACAGATAGTGGGGAAATAAGGGAAGTGGAGGATTTCTTAGAGATAACTGTTTTTGATCTTGGGAACTGGTTTAAGATGATGGTTGTTGATCATGAGGTTGAAATAAAGCCGTTGGAGAGTCTTGGTAAGCAGTTTGTGGTATTTTACTTTCTTTTGCAAAGAACTATATGGCAGGACTGTACTGTTGATATAGGTCATGTTTGTAAATCGGCTATAGGTGAATATTTAAAACTTAAGCCAGCTATGATAATGAAGTATATAAAACATTTCTGTGCAGGTAAGTTGATGAAGAAAATATCGGGGAATGGGTATATGATAAACCCTCGGTTCTTTTATATCGGTGATAAGGAAACCCAAATTAAACTTTTAAAAAAGTACAATGAATATGGAAAGAGGTTTTAACAATGTTAGTGATGACTCTAAGGGTTTTGTTATTGAAATAAAGGATAATACCTTTATGGATATTAAGAATATATGTTTAAGCGAAAAGGCAAGGACTTTGTTTAAGGCGGAGCATATCTTGTATTTAATGATACTGAATATGAACAGGACTAATAGGATTTTTATAGATGAGGAGTTTAGGAGTTTTGTTTTGGGTAATGTAAATGTGTCACGGGGTTCTATGTTTAAGATAATTAAAAGATTTACCGAAAGCAAGATGATAACAAAACTTGAAAAGAGAGGTTGGTACAGGTTAAACCACGTAAAGACGAGTATTATTAAAAGAGATATTGAATTAATATGAGTGACTACGAAGATTACCTTGATGCTATAATTGATAACCGGAATAATAATCGGCTGTGCGAAGTGTGTGACAAGTATGTGAAGGTGAATGAGTGCCAGAGTTGTGATCACGCTAAGAATGGGTACTGTGTGCTGTTTCGGGTACAAGCAGAGAAGGATGCTTTAGAATTTAATATGCGTAAATGAAGTAAAGATGAAAAATAAAGTTAAGGTTTGGGTATTGATCCTTATTGTGGTGGTGTTATATGTGTTTGACTTAATAAAACACCACTGGCCTGCTGTATTGGCTTCACTACTGTTCGGGGCCTTGATTACGGTGGCATTGGAGTTGGTTATTCACCACTGGGAGTATATTAAGCTGACATTAAAATGAAAAATCCATACTGTGATAGCCTGGAATATGATGAACATAAGCACGAGCATAAGGTAAATAGTATTGTCAAGACAAAGAAGCAATATACCTATCGTAAGGGGGCACAGGAAACCTTGTTCACTGATAGGATCAACCAACTTATAGTAGAGGGAAAAGTAAAAGTGTATTACTCAATGAAAGAATTTTATGCCCGTAAGTCAAACTGAACAAATCGATAATATGATATTTATGGGGAAATTTCCTGATAAATATTTTGACTTAGCAATTGTTGATCCGCAAACAGGTCAGGGTGAAGATAAAAAGCACGCTACAAGACCAACACATGTAAAGCAGAAAAACGGGACTATGATAGCTCATAATGCCAAGCATCGTATTAAGGATTGGGATAACTATCCACCTGACCAAAAATATTATAATGAGTTATTCAGAGTGAGTAAACACCAAATAATAATGTGCGAAAACTATTTAAACTTCGATCAAAAATCAATATCTGCAGGTAGAATAGTTTGGAATTTACTTAGAGACAATGATTTTTCGGCATGTCAAATTATGTGGACATCACTAACTAATAAGATTGATTATTTTGAGTTTTTATGGAATGGAATGATACAGGGTTATCAAATTAATAACCGTATTCAGCAAGGGAATAAGAAGTTAAACGAAAAACGTATACATCCTAATCAAAAACCAATTCCTGTTTACGGGGAACTTTTAAAACGGTATGCAAATAAGGGTGATAAGATACTTGATACACATTTAGGGTCAGGGTCTATTCGTATTGCTTGTGACCTGCTTGGTTTTGATTTTTACGGTTGTGAATTGGATATGGATATTTTCAATGACCAAGAAAATCGCTTTAAACTTCATTCACATAATATTTTTAGCTATGCCAACGCGCAAGTTTGACGGGGTTATAGTGCACACCGGTGATGACACTACCTTTAATTTTCCCAATGATAGGTACGTTTATCGGGAGTTGAGGTTATCTTTCGATGACGGGGCCAAGGTAACTGTGGAGATTAAAACACGAAGGAAGCCCCGTAGTTTGAAGCAAAATTCGGTGTTGCACTGGTATATCAACGAGATAGCCGAAGAAACTGGTATAGAACCTAACGCTATTAAAGAGGTTTTAAGGCACAAATTTCTTTCGGTGGATGCAGTGGATAAGAATGGGGATATAATGGCTGACAAGTCAACTGGTGAAGTTTTAAAGACCTACCGAAGTACCACTAACCTTTCAACTATTGAGTTTAACGAGTTTACGGAACAAATAAGGCTGTGGGCGAATGATTTCCTGGGACTACAGCTACCACTCCCTAATGAGGATGTGGAATTAAAGTTTTAGTAATAATAAAAATTACTACCTTTGATGCCGTAGTCTTTCTTAACGATGTTGGTATTATAACCGGGATGTGGTGTCTCGGTTATTTTTTTATCAACACACTTGACATTATGACAAATTGTATTTACATTTGAATTATGGAAACAACTAAAATCATCACAAGTAACCTTATGACAGTTAATGACTACGCTGTTCTTATGGATGTTACCCGTCAAACAGTTTTCAATTGGGTTAAAGATGGAAGACTAAAAAAGGTTAAATTCTTAGGTAAAGAATTTATTGATAAATCTACTTTCAAGGAAGTAGCATAATCTTTTTTGGCTTTACACTTTTGACTTTTGGTAAAATGGAAGACTTTATACTGTCGGAACCTGAACAAAATTATAAAACTGGATATATAAAAATATTCAGGTCTATTAAAAATCATTGGCTATACGAACAAAATCGCAAGAGAACAAAACTTGAGGCCTGGTTAGACTTACTTATTATGGCAAGTCATAATGGTAAAAAAGAAGCTATAGGTTATGATTTAATACCTATCGAAAGGGGACAGGTATTGACATCTCAAGAACGTTTATGCAGAGATTGGAAGTGGGATAGGAATACCGTAAGACGTTTTCTCAACTCGTTACACTTAGATCAAATGTTGACCATCAAAACGACCAGCAAAATGACCATGATAACTATCTGTAATTATGATAGTTATCAATCTAATTTACCAAGCAAAAGACCAACGGGAGAACATCAAGTGGACACCATTAGCACCACATACAATAATGTAAAGGAATTAAATAAAGTAATTAATGTCGATTTTGATATGTTTTGGGATGCTTACGATAAGAAGGTTGGTTTAGAAAAATCAAAAGAAAAATGGAGAAAACTATCAGACATAGAACGTTTATTAATTATGGATTATATTCCTAATTATAAAATTAGTCAGCCTAATAAAAAATTTCGTAAAGATCCAACAACATTTATTAATAATAAAGGTTGGTTGGATGAAATTATTATTGAAATACCTTTTAGCCATAAAATAACTGACGAGCAGAATAGAATTAATTTAGAAACATACGGAAATGAACCAAGTAGAAAAGTAAAATCTGTTTATGGAAATGATTAGCTACTCACAACTTCAAAATACAGTTGGGGTACAGGTTATTCCAATAAACGAAAAGAAAGTCCCAATTGTTAAACAATGGGAACAGTCCACACTTAGGCATGATTTAAGTCAGTGTTACGGGGTAGGTATAGTTTGCGGAAGTATCAGCGGAAACCTTGAGGCTATCGACATAGACTTGAAATATGACCTTACAGGAAAACTTTTTAGTGAATATCAAAAAACTGTTATCAAAGTTTGTCCGGGGCTATTACAACGTTTAGTAGTTCAGAAAACAACAAGCGGAGGATATCACCTAATCTACCGTTGTGAAATTATTGATGGGAATAAAAAACTTGCGCAGCGCTATGCTAACGAAGCAGAGCAGAAAGTAGGTGAAAAGATAAAAGTTTTATTTGAGACACGTGGTAATGGTGGGTATATAGCCTGCTTCCCCACACCTGGGTATGAACTGATTAACGGTACTTTCGATAACATACCCACCATTACCGTTCAGGAACGGGAGACTCTGCTAAACATCGCATACAGTTTCAATGAGGTTCAAAAAGAGTTTAAACCACCAATTGTAGAGCAAAAGAAACAGACCAAGGGATTAAAGCCTACAGAAGATTTTAATGAGCGTGGTGATGTTGTAGCATTGCTTGAGGAATATGGATGGACTGCCGTTGGAAGAAAAGGATCAAAGATTTTGATGCGTAGGCCGGGTGATACCAAAGCTGATAGTTCAGGTAATTATGATGAGGAACTTAAATGGTTTAGTGTTTTCTCAACATCAACAGAATTTGAGGCCCAGACACCATACCAGCCGTATGCAGTGTACGGAGTGCTAAAATGCGATGGTGATTGGAATAAAGTACCTAAGATGCTTTACGATGAGGGATATGGTGATAGGATAGAGAACCAACGCGATAACGACATAGTGATACCAAGTCGGATTGATATGTCAGATGATGATACGTCGTTTCTTGCCACAGAGGACGACTATGACGGTTACCTTGATGCATGGCGAAATGGAAGTTTTGAACTGGGTAAAAGTACCGGTATACCTACACTTGACAAGCATTTCCTTTTCAAAGAGGGTAATTTGGTCATCATAAACGGTCTTGACAATGTGGGTAAATCCAGTGTAATTTGGTATCTTGAAATGCTTTCTGCCATATTCCATGATTGGAAGTGGCTGATATTTAGTTCTGAAAATAGAGTTGGCGGTGTGATAAGAAAACTGATAGAATTTTATTGGTGTGAACCGATTAATACCATGAGTCAGGAAAAATATATCAAAGCAAAGCAGTTTGTAAAAGATCATTTCGACATTATTAAATGCGGTGATAAGCTTTTTAATTATAATGAAATATTGAATATGACCACAAAAGCAATGAGGAAGAAAAAATATAATGGGCTTATGATCGACCCGTATAACTCATTGAAGATTGATATACCGATAAAGTCAAAGCAAAGCGGGTATGACTATCATTACGAGGCCGCAAGCGTTATACAGCTTTACTGCAAGAATAACAACTTATCAATTTACCTGAACTGTCATGTAGGTACAGTTGGTGCAAGGAACAAAGGTAAGGATGGATTTACAATGGCCCCACAAAAGGAAGATACCGAAATGGGGGTAATGTTCGCAAATAAGGCAGATGAGTTTTTAACCATCCACCGAGTTACACAAAATGAAAAGGCGTGGATGTTTACTGAAATTCACGTTAGGAAAGTAAAGGAAACAGAAACAGGGGGTAATGTAACTTGGATAAATAAACCTGTAGATTTGAGAATGATAAACCATTTAACTGGCTTTGAAACATCTGAGAATCGTGACTTAATGGAGCCTGGATTTAATCCAATAGTAGAGTATCACAGAGTAAAGTCAAAGCCAGTACAAGGTAAAATTGATATTACTGAAACGGTTAGAGAAAGAGCCTTACAGCCAAATTATAATTATGATTATGCACCAATGCAATCAGACGATAATCCACCATTTTAAACCATAACCCTATGACCACAACAGAAACCATAAATAAGCTGCAGCAAGTGCCAACCGGAGTATGGTACAGCGTTACCAATAAGTCAGGAGTATCCATGGTAGAACTGATAAAAGAATTGATAGACCAGCAACAACACTTTGAGTTGAGTGATTGCTACACAAGGTTTAAGCGATTAGAGGACTATTTTAGCCCACCTAATTGATTATTATTTCAAAATGGTATCTATATACCAAAAAATATAAAAATTGATTACATGGCTTAAAATTAGGCTTAAATTTTATTTGGTAAAGTGCCAAATAAGTTTGTATATTTACAGCAGCAAGCAAATTTAAAACGACAATGAAACAAAATATTAAAAACTTCCCGTCAGCCACTTCATTGTTAGGATTTGCTTGCGCTATCTTCACTTTAGGCTGGCGGGCTTATTTTTTATCAAATGAATATATTCAACCCTGATATTAGCAATAACATCCGCATGATTACAGAGCGAGAAAAAAAAGAGTATCAATTATCCGGTGATTCTGTATCGCCAAACCAAATCACCGAAAACTTAATCAAAGACGGGGGCGATAAAGAGTTACAGGAAATGTTCAAAAAATTCAACGAACAACCATGGAAAATAGCGCCATCCCGGTTTGAATGTGCCAAGCTTGCTGCTACTTTACCGAACCGGACATTGGCTGAATTGCAGGATAACACTGCTAAAATACAGAAGTGGTTGGAGGAGCAAGTATGAGTCTGATAATTTGTGCTGTATATGATACCGAAGAAAACGGCAGGAGTGAATACACTGAAAAAACATTAGTGTCATTAGCGCAAACTGTTAATTGGGATAAGCATAGGCTTATAATTGTCGATAATGGAAGTTGCGAACGGACTAAAAGTTTATTAAGAAGGTATTTTGAATTAGGTAACACAAATATTGCTGGAAACTTCGGATGGAAGATTAACGGAATTAATATCATTACAAACACAGAAAACTTAGGCACTGCAAGAGCAATCAATCAGGGATTAAAGCTAAGACAATCGGAAGAATTTTGCTGCAAAATTGATAATGACGTAGTTATAAACCAATTAGGATGGGTAGAAGAAATGGAAGCCGCTATTGAGCGTGACCCAACCATTGGTATTATTGGTTTGAAGCGAAAGGATATTGAGTTTGACGGGGAATATATAGCTTTACCGCATGTTGCAGGGCAACGATGGATAACAGTTGAGGGTGGTGGTCAAATCATGGGCACATGCACTCTGTTTAACTGGCGATTGATTGATAAAATAGGGGGCATGATTCAGCCATCTTCTGTTTATGGTTTTGATGATTCAATATATGATTTACGGTCAAAACTGGCAGGTTTTTGGAATTGTTACTTACCTCATATTGATATTTCTCATATAGATACTGGAGAGAACTCATATACTCAAGTTAAGCAACAACAAGCAGGGGTAGTTTGGGATGAATATCATAAGATGCACGCTGATTATGTGAGTGGTGTAAGGCCGCTTTGGGAGGACTTTGAATGAAATGTAAATTAATAACTACTGTTTCCGACCTTAACCATCCTGGTTATAAAAACCTTGTACGGTCACTTGAAAAGTTTGAATGGGATTGGGAAGTATGCGGTATGCAGTATCAGGCTTTCGGCAGTAAAATGGTTAACGCCTACAACTACGCCAAGACAACAGATTGTACCCACCTATTTATAGTTGACGCTTACGATGTGATCGCGTTAGGGAGTATGCAGGAGGCTTTGGATGGGATCCTAGACAAGGATGTAATACTGTTCGGGGCAGAAATTAATGCATGGCCTTATGAACAGTGGGCGTATTTGTACCCATCAACTAAGTCACGGTTCAAGTACCTTAATGGTGGCGTTTCATTTGTCAGTGTGGAACTGTTCTGCCGTATGTTTGAGGAGAACCCTATAACTATAATCGATAATGATCAAGTGTGTTTAGCTAAGACATTTATAACTAAAGGTTATAAGTATGATATGGAATTGGATACGAATTGCCAAGTTTTCCAGAATTTGTGTGGGACATTATGGACAGATTTTAATTTCGTTAATGGTAGAATAATTAACAAAGAAACATTAACAACTCCGGTTTTGGTGCATGGAAACGGTCAAGCTGATATGAGTAAAATAATTGAACTGATATGAAATGGATTAAAGAACATATAATTTACCACTTTTTAGAAATATCATTTATAATGTTGATATTTTTAGTAATAGTTAGCATTTATATGAAGTGTTTATTATTGTCAGACCATATCATTATAGATTTTTTCAGATATAGATTTTTGACATGGGCTTCGTTCTTTTTTATAAGTGTTAGTTTTATTATTATAGAGCATTACCATGAATCTAATTGATTTAAAGTCTCATTGGCTTGATACCAAAGAAAGTCACGCTCATATCAACGATCTATTCTGCCAACTTGTAGATGCCGATCATAACCTAAAAACGCATAGGGAATTTGTGGCTAACGGATATGGATTTGGCGAAAAAAGTTTTTGGTGGTTGTGGAAACTGATATGTGATGAACAGGAGAAAGGATTTAGTTTCTTGGAAATAGGTGTTTATAAAAGCGGCACACTGTCACTTATAAAGCTACTTCGCCCCGATGCTACTGTACACGGAGTAACACCACTATCAAGCGAAGGAGGCTATCAGGAACATGACTACTGGCAGTGTATACAGGACTTACATGAATACTTCGGGCTAAACCCACCGGGAATAATAAAAGGCCTTAGCAACGAGCCATGGGTCATTCAGGCAGTAAAGGATTTGGGAAAGTGGGATGTCCTGTACGTGGACGGAGATCACAGTTTTGACGGTTGCCTTAATGATCTTAAAAACTATGCCCCGTTAATTAAGAAAGGTGGCTATCTGTTAGTTGACGATGCAGGACATTATATGAATATGCCCCATGGTTATTTCAGAGGGCATAAAGAGGTTAGTGACGCGTTGCTTGCATACCTGACAACCAATCTTGACCAATGGGAATTTATAGCTAACGTAGTACATTTGATGTGTTTTAAAAGGAAATAATAATGGAAGAACTTTTTATTGAATTATTGGAGGAATATTTAGATGCAGTACAGCGTGATGATTATTTCGATCATTCTACTCTTGATGAATTAAGAAAAGAGTGGTTGGATAAATTAGAGGTATGTAAAATAAACTCCCCCGCCAATGACGAGGGAGAATAATTTTAGGTCAAAGCAGCATTAGCTAAAACCTTAATGTCAGATGCCGGAGCATTACAATAAAGGGCTGTTAATACTGGATTTGATGTGTAGACAATTGACCTGATGAAAGGGTAATCAGTGCCAGTGTAGTCAATAACATCAAGAATTGATGCTACCCCGATGTTGTGTCCCCTTGAAGGGGGTGTGTGGTTTAGCAGTTGTGCTGAAACCGTGATAATGTTTGCCATTTTGAAATGAAATTAAGTGAAAATTAAGTAAATATATAACTTTTTTAGATGCAAGTACTTTATTATTCGCCTTCCACATGGGGTAACACTGATTTTTATAGGACTACAGGTGTACTCCCATTTATAAATCACCCTGACATTATCACCCGTGACATATCGCACTTCGGGCAAATAAGCCAATGGGACTTAGAGGGAGCTGATGCTATCATTATACAACGGCCTGGTACGCCTAACGGTTTGCAAATGATAAAAAATGCCAAGATGTGTGGATTGAAAATAATTTTAGACTATGATGATGACGTGCTTAATGTTGATTTCTTCAATCCTACATTCGCCCAATACCACCAACAAAGGGAAATTATTTTGAGGTGTATTAAATTGGCAGATGAGGTGTGGTGTAGTACCGAAAGTGTCCGTAAGTCATTCGGTAAAGGGATAGTAATTCCTAACGCTTTGAATGAAGATATACTTGGTAAATGTGCGAAAAGCAACGAAACAAAGAACATAGTTTGGCGCGGGGGATCCACCCATGAAGCGGATATGTACGAAAATGCTGACCAAATAGCTGGTATTGTAAATAATCACCCTGAATTGGCTTTTTATTTTATAGGGCATAGGTTTACCTATTTAGAACAGCGTTGTGGTGATAATTACAATTCAGTGGAGGGTATGCCTATTACACATTATTTTCAATATCTAAAACAACTTAAACCTAAAGCTATGATATTCCCATTATGTGACACTATGTTGAATAGAGGAAAATCAAATATAAGCATGATTGAAAGTCATCTGGTGGGGGGTGCTTATTTTGGAAATAAAAATTTACCTGAATTTGACTTAGATTTTGTGATGCCATTGGATAAGTTCTATGAATATATTTCAGATGAGGCTCTGTTAAAAGAAAAGCATACGCAGGGGTGTAAGTATATTGAAGAAAATTTATTACTTTCGGATATAAATAAATTACGCATAAATTCACTATTGAATATATGATTGACACTATTGAATATATGATTGACACTATTGATCTCAAAACTGCCATAATTCCATTCAACTACGCACTTATAAAGGCAGATTCAACATATGATTTTCATGAAATAGCAACATCTGACGGGAAGGTAAGCATACAACTAAGCTATTTTAATCAGGATAAGAGCAAATACCTGTCTATAAGCGGGAAAGTGATAATGTTGCCACAAGACAAGTGGTTTTTTGCTGATAAAGGTGATGGACATGGCGATGAATTTAACGCAATGGTACGAAACTCACTTGAATTTGATGCGAATTTCGACATTAAGGTAGGCGACAAGGTATTCTTTGACTACAGGGAGCAAATAGATGCTGAAACGGAGGTAAGGCTCGTTAGAACGGCTGATTACGGGCTATGTGTTATGGTAAGAATGGACAGGATTTACGGGGTGTACGAAAATAACGACCTGCGCCCGGTAAATGGATACGTTTTCTTCCTGCGAGACCAGATGCCTGACAGTTTAGAACTTTCAAGCGGTATTTTACTGACAAGGACGCACAATAAGTACGAATGCAACAAAGGAACAGTACTATCGGCTGATAAACCGTGTAAATCGCATTTGGAACATGAATATGAACCAAAAATGGAATTGGTACACGGTGACAGGATAGTTATCGACAAAAACAGGGGATTTCGTATCAGCTACGAGGTAGGAAATGACGAGTTGAGGGATATTGAAGTGATACATCGTAAGGATATAGCAGGTAAAGTGGAGGACATTGAGTATGCGTTATGACGCTGATTGTAAAGAACCTATGGTTGAAAGATACCCTACGCTAAAGGGTATAACAGAGGACGATAAGCTATTAAGGGTAGCCATATGGATGATAAGCGACGACAGCCCATTCCTGTTAGCCGACAGGGAAGATTATGCGTCAAGGCTCAAAAAAGTTTTAAAGCATGTAGGCGCTGAATACCCAAGAATAGCAGAGGGCGAAAACTTAGAATACAACAAAATAGCTACAAGCCTATTCATGCTCATGGATAACCTTGCCTACGTTATTTGGCAATCCAAGCTCATCAACTTTCACCAGATCACCAGCTATATCCGTCAGCCAATGGACATTGATGATATGGAACGGTCGATACGGGAAAGGATGAATATAGAAAAGCAACTTGGCGACATACACAAATCGCTTGTAGACTACGAAAAGCAGATATTCCCCGATTCTGAAACACGTAAAGTAGTACGACAGGAAACAGCAAGGCTATTGCAGTACGCTGAGAAGAACGCAATGCAGAAGGGAGTAATTTGAAATACACAGCAGATTGGTCAGAGGTAGGAGGGTATACTGAATTTGCTGGGTATAAAATACCGCTACCCAAAATGCCACCCTTAAAGCACATGGTAAACTACGGACTTCCTGAAAAGGAGCAAAAGTTTAAGCATGTCGAAATACCCAAATCCCTGCAGCAGCGCAAAAACAAAGTCACTCAACAGGAGGAAGAATGGATACAGAACGAGTGGCACAAGCGCAAGAATGGCATTTGGATACTCATTAAAGGCAAACCAATTTACTTCACCGGCCCTTATTACTTCTTCCTTAACTACTGGTGGACAATAAAAAACATACATCCAGGCTTTCGTTACTTCCAGTGCTGCATCTTCCAATTGTGGAACATGGTGGTAAGGGACGTAGACTGCTATGGCCTGTTCCTTATCGGCCCCCGCCGTGGTGGTAAGACTGAATTTACATTAGGCGAGGAATATGAGTTCTGTAGCCGTGTAAGGAACGTTCAGGGGCACAATCAGTCCAAGAACGACACCGAGGCTTACAAAAACTTCAAGCGCATCACAAGGGCTAATAAGAAGATGATATGGTTCATGAAGCCTGTACACAAGGGTAGTGATGACCCTGAAGATCGTTTGGAGTTCAGTTACCCGTCAGAACGCATGACCGATGCCAAGATGAAGGGCATGGCAGAAAAGGACGCCGATACCGACGAGGTGAAGTACAGTGAAGAAGAACTGTCAAGCAAGATCGACTTTGAGCCTGCTAAAGCAAGCGCCTATGACGGGCAGGAGAGCAACAGGGGTATCCTTAACGAAGCAGGAAAGCTCGAAACGATGTCACTGATAAAATGGTGGGAGGTATTTAAGCCAACCCTACACTACTTCGATGGCGCACAGATCGTAGGTAAATGTTGGGTGGAGTCAAGCATAGAGGAAATAGATGACCAGCAGATTGACGAGGTAAACTTATTTTGGCACGACAGCAACCAGGAACAGCTAAATGAGAATGGGCGTACCACCACAGGGTTATGGCGGGTATTCATCACCGTTGAAGATGTGGCAGAGCCGGATGATTGGGGATTCCCTAAACGTGAAGAAGCAAAAGTTAGATTGGAACGGGAGATAGCCAACTTACGGGCACAGGGCAAGGAGAAAGCTATAGGCAGCCTGCTAAGAAAATCACCGAGAACCATAGAAGAAGCATTAACGCCAAGCGGGGAGAAAGGTTCATTCAATAGGGAACGCCTTATTGATATTTTACAGAGAATAGACCACCCTGAAAGCTACGGGCTACCTGCTAAAGATTGGACAGTACGCGGTAACTTTGAGTGGGTAAACGGTCAACGGGACACCAAAGTTATTTTCAGACCATGTGATGACGGGAAGTGGGAAGTAAGCCAATTGCTAAAAGATGGTAAGGATAACCAACACATTATAATTGGCGGAACTCGCTATCCGGGAAATATAAGAAACTATCGCGGAAGTTGTGACCCATTTGAACATGATATAGCCGAAATAGTAGATGTTAATAGGGCATCTAAAGGGGCAGGTATGATATTTCGTATGTACGACGACATGATCGATGGCGCCAAAAAGCACGACGATGGTACGCCAATAGATTTTGGGTGGGAATGGGATACTAATCAGTTTGTAGCAGATTATTTATTTAGAGAAGATGATCCAAATGTATTTTTTGAGGACATGATTATGATGCATGTTTATTATGGGACGCAGATGAATACAGAGAATAATAAACGATCAATTAAAAGTTATTTCAGGGCACGAGGATATGCAGAATACCTAATGGATAGGCCAGAAAGCACATTTGATCATAAAGCATATGAGGCTAAGGGTATAAAGCAAGTGGGGACTCCGGCCACAGAGGAAACCGTTGAGCAATATTTTATGGCTATTGCCCATTATGTGATGAATTTTAGTAATGCAATTAAGCATAGACGTATTATTTTAGCATGGTTGAGTTTGAATAAAACCAGGAAGTCCCGTACTGTAAATGACACAGGAGTTTGTGGGGGTTTTGGATTACTTGCCAAGGAAAAAGTCTATTTACGGTTTCCAGACGAGCAAGTAGAAGAATCAAAAGAAGCCACTTGGTTTACCGTTTATAGGGTATAAATAGTATATTTATATTATCAAATTAAAATTATTACATTTATACCCCATACGGCTCAATCACCAAAATGGAGAAATTAGGATATATTTATTTAATAGTTACCCCGACAAATAGGATATATGTAGGCTGTACCTCAAACCTTAAATTCAGAATAAGGGATTATCAAATAATGAAGCCAACATCAGAGCAAAGATTACTTCGTGATGCATTAAAAAAACATCCATTTGATACTTGTAGATTCATTGTTATAGAAACATGTGATTATAAAATTGCTCATGAGTTAGAGATTTTTTGGATTAAAGAATTTAATTCATGGAGAGGAAATAATCAATTTGGGTTGAATTTAACAACTGGTGGTAAAGGTACAGCCAATAGATTACTTACAGGTAATAGTTTAAAGAGACGTATTGGAAGTAGGTCAGGTGAAAAAAATGCAAACTTTGGTAAAAAGTTTACAGATGAACATAGATTGAAACTTTCGTTAGCAAGAAAGGGGAAGCCATCTCCTAATAAAGGCAGAGTTCATACATTGCAATCAAGAATTAATATGAGCAAAGGTCTTAAAGGCAGAGTATCTCCTAATAAAGGCAAAATAATGTCATTAGAGCAACGTCAAAAATTAAGTGAATCTCACTCACGGGCAAAGCTTGTATTAAATTTCGAGAATGGCATTTATTATAATTCTGTTTTAACAGCAGCGGAGAGTATAGGTATAAATGATAGTACATTAAGGTATTGGCTAAATGGTAGATATCCAAATAGGTCAAGTTTAAAATACGCATAAAAATGGATAAATTAAAATATGCAAGCCAGTATGTGCGTGATAATGCGTATCCTTTCCCGGATGAGGCTAATCCGGTAAAAGATGAGGGATATTTCTTAGCAGCGTGTAACGCGATGTGTTCCAAATACTTCATGAACAGATGCTCATTACCGTATGATGGATGGGGAACACGCAGGTCAATAGCCGAACTTAGGGCATACCGACACGGGCGAAACAACATCAACAAGTATAAGAACTGGATGATAGGACTCCCTGATGATTCGGGGCAACGCAAAACAACACTAAACATTTCATGGGACATGACACAGGTGCTACCGCAGAAGTGCGATGCAGTGCTTGGTTTCCTGATGAAAAATAAATACGACATCAACGTGCAGGCAAGTGACTACGAGGCATTGATGGACAAAAAGACCAAAGTTGCCATAGCCAAAATAGTAACTGATATACGTCTTGGTAATATGCTTACCAATATCAACCAGAACCACACTGTAAACCTTGCACCGCCAAAGCCTCCTGTAGCCAATAACTCCGTACCTATAAACTCACCTGAAGATGTTGATTTAGCGCAGTCTATCGGCTTGTTTATGCTTGAAGAAGAAGCGTCACTGGAAAACCTGATTGACACCACACGCTATATCAGCAAGACAGAAGGGATAGAGGATCTTATCAATGATGACCTTATCACTTGCGGCTATTCAGCGAGGCGCGTATTCACCAACCCGAATAGTAACGAGGTAGAAGAAGGATATGTGGATATTGAGCGTGCCGTGTTCCCTCACAGTCAGTATCGGGATTACCGAGATGCCTCTTGGGGCGGATGGTGGGATAGGATAAGCATATCGGAACTTCGCAGGACATCAACACTTACCGACAAGCAAATTGTCGAGATAGCAAGCAAGTACCGTGACAACAACATAGTCAATTTCTACACCTCACTGCAAACTAACAATGACCAGTTTGACTTCAGGATGATCGATCAGATCCAGGTAGACGTATTTCGGGGTTATTGGATAGGCAGTAAGTCAAAGAGGGTAACCAGCGTAACCAGTAAAAGAACAGGCTCACTTGTCGTAAACGAGGTTGACGTAAACTATACACTGGACAAGCAGGGCATAAAAGACGGTAAAACCGTTGACTCATACTCCAACATGACCATTTATAAGGCCAGTATGGTACTTGGGTCGGCTTACGCATTTGACTATGGAGAGGATACCGACATCAACTACAAGACAGAGGGCGGCAAAAAATGGCCGCTATTCCCACTTAAATTCACCCGTACAGGCTCTACAAGCATCGTAGAACGTTCTATTCCTTTCGTAGATGATGCACAGCTTATCATGCTAAAACTGCGTGTAGCAAGGGCTAAAATGCCTGCACCGCCAAACTTAGCTATAGACAAGGGCGCACTTGAGGGAATGAAGATAGACGGGGTAAGCTACAAACCACAACAACTGCTAAAAATACTACAGGACGAAGGCTACCTATTGATGGATACCAAGAACCAATGGGGACAAAACCAAGGCGCAGGAAGGCCGGTAGTGCCAATAGGAACAGACCTCATGCAGATGATAGGGGCATGGTGGGAAGATATGGGACGTGTTATAGGTATGATAGAAAAGGTAACAGGGGTAAATGATATTTTCGCGGCACAGACACCGCATGAACAAACAGGACTTGGGGTATCGAAGTTATTACTTGAAGGTGCTCAAAACTCATTAACACCGCTTATCAATGGCATGGTGCAGATGACACAGGCAACGTATGAGGTAGTGTCAAGCAAATGGCAGTGTGTGGCTAAATATGCTACTCCTGAACAGAAGAAAAAACTGAGCATATCACGGTCACTGGAAATTGTGGCTGTCAGTGAAAAGATATTTGACTACGATTTTGATACTCAGGTGGTGCCTGGCCTCAATAGCAGTGACAAGGCATTGATGTTAGAAAACCTAATGCAAATGAGAAATAGTTCGCGTCAGGGCGGTATGAAGTCTATGTCAGAATCGGACATGCTCATCATAGAAAACATGATCAGATCAGATAAATTAAAGCAGGCTCAAATTTATACAGCTTTCGCAGTTGCTAAACGGGAACAGCAGGATGCACAGCAGCAACAACAATCTATCCAAATGAATGGACAGATGCAACAACAGTCAGTTGCAGCAAAAGGCCAAACAGATGCTCAGTTAAATCAACAATCAGCACAACAAGAAGCAGCACTGCAACAGCAGAAACTTGATGCCCAAATGCGTTCACAAATTCAGTTGGAAATTTTAAAAGGACAAAATCAACTTAATAAAGTTAAGTTAGAGTCATTGTTACAACCCCGTAAAATAGCCTAAAACATTCTGAAAAATAGGATGTTATACTTCAATGAACGCTTTACCAATTTTCGTATGGATAGGAACTATTTACTTCACAGCGGTAGTATTCGTTCCATTTATCCCAAATAGACCTGAATTTCAAATTCATTGGGCATTCAGGTTGTGCGCAGTCTTATTGATGATTTTTGGATGGTTTATTATTTTTTCTCAGCATTTTATCCACTAAAAAAGGCAGCCGGATTGAGTTTCGCATGCTGCCCCTTATTAACCAATTATTAAACCTACTGATGAGAACCTAAATCTAATCACAAGATCCCGCATATACAAATAAAAAAAGCCCCGTATTCACAGGGCTAATCAAATGCATTTAAAAAGCCTTTTAAGCTGTTGGTGGTACTACGCTTGCAGTAAATGAAATTTGAAACGATTGCAAAGATGCTAAAGCCGCATTACCTGCCTCGATTGCAGTAGATAAAGCTGTTACCGAGTCTGCGATTTGTGTTTTGAGGGTGTCAAGGTCTGCTTGGTTGTCCTCGATGTCAATTGAGATGGTTGCCATTTTTTGAATGTTTTTGATGATTAATACTAATTTACCATTAATGTACACATCCAAGTTCTCACGGTGAAAGTAGTGATGGCGATGATGATGCGGACTATGATGGTGTCTGAACTTCATGATACAAATCTAACTATCTAATGTTAGATTTATGTAATTTGTTTTTAGCTACCTAGGATATTCAGATATTCCCTTAAAAGGTAAATCCCGGTTATGCGGATAGCACGTTACAGGGGTTGTTGGCAATGCCGTTGTTACGTAGTTAATCAGGCTATCCTTAGTGGATGCTGATTCATTGCCAAAATACTTTAGTTCGGTTGGTGGGGTTGCCGCACCCACTGCTGGTGGATACGATACATTAATATTACTTGCCATGATTTTTTTTTTAAGCTAAGATAACAATTAAACCTTTATAATGTTCAAATTTGCAAATTCTTTGTGATTTTTAACAGCCTCACTATTGTATGCAAGCGCCGCTTCTACCTCTGTTTTAAACATGCCAATGTATGTTTTTATGCAATTTATTCCAATAGAAGCAATGCATCTAGTTTTAGCATTATTTACCCCATTTTTTCTTTGACGCTTATCTATATAAATATGCACTCCTAAATATTTTGAAGTTGAATATTTTCTCGATGTAGAATTTTGATTATTTTGTAAACGAGTAGCAGCTCTAAGATTTTCTATTTTATCATTTACCCCATTTCTATCAATATGGTCAACGAATTCTGGCATAAAACCATGATGCCATAAAAATATTAATCTGGATGATAGGTATAAGCAATTATTAAATCGTATGACGCGTCTTCTATCAATAGCTACTGACCCTGCTTTAGAACCAATTTTTATGCGGCTACATTTTGAAACTGGTTTTTTCCAATATAAGTATCCATTATTATAATCAAAGAATTCGTGTATTAATTTCTGTGATAATTCGGGTTTCATAAAATAAATTTAATATCAGTTGGATGAATTAAATGATTTCCATCAATTATAGCTATTGCTATAACAGGATTGTATAAAACCGTCTTACCTTCTAATAATGCATCTGCTTGTGTACCTACTACAATGACTGTGCCGGTGTTTGGTTTTTGGACGGCTGATTGTGGGAGAAATAAACCTGATTCAAGCTTATCTATTGGTTCAGTAGGTTGAATGAGTATTCTGTTGCCAAGTATCTTCATTTAATACTCTCCCATTCTCCACTGACTAAGCGTTGTAATTTATCACAGTGGGCACATTTACGTGTCCTGTAGGATGTTTGTACCCATGTATGGGTGAGCAGAAAGCAGAATAGACTTCTCATAATTTACCGTTCATTATATCGTTTAACTTTTTCATACGCCTTTTATGCATTCTATTAAACCAAAGTTGGTAAAGCAACATTCCAATTATTGCTCCAATACCTAATCCAATAATAGCCCAAGTATCAATTATTATTTCCATAATTAAATATCAAATTTTATTCCTAATGCTTTTTCTAAAGATGTAACAACGAAGTGAGATGGATTTTTACTCCTGTTTTGCTCTATTCTGCGAATAGTATCAAATGATATTCCGGAATTAGAGGCTAATCTAACCTGAGTTAGATTTTGCTTATCCCGTTCTGCTTTTATTTGTTCTCCTAATGTCATGTATGCAATACTACATATAATATATCGCATATGCAATAGTTCATGTGAAATGTTATATACGCACTCATTATCTTTACCTAAATCAAATAATCAAACAATGCCCGATAATAGTACATTGGATTTATTAGAGCAAGCTGGCGTAATTCAAAAACAACCAGAAGCACCGATCACAACAACAGAAACAGTTAATACCCCAATACCCCCGGCAGCAGAAGCAGCGATTGCTGAACCTGCCAAACCAGTAGAACAGGCGCAAGTGCCACAATTTGACTTCGACGGAGAGTTGGTAAAGATTACCGACGGACGCGTTAAGACCAAAGAGGAACTTGCGGGAGTTTTAGACAAGTATAGCCAGTTTGACGACTTTGAAAGCCGTCTGCAGGCGCTCGACAGCGAGAATACTGAACTAAAAGCCAAAGTAGCAACCGACCCGTTCGCAAATGACTTATCAAAAAAGTTCAACGACCTGCTCAAAGGCGGAGCAAAACCCGAACAGGTAGACGCATTTCTAAAGCTTAACAAGCACGACAACTTTGAAAGTATGTCAGCTTATGATGCCAAGTTACTCGCACTACAGGTAAAAGAGGGTTTGACAGAGAAAGAGGCTAAAGTATACCTTGAGTCCTCCTATAAACTCAACCCCGACGAGCATGACGAAGAAACTATTGCAAGAGAGCAAATCCGTCTAAAAGTAGATGCACGTGGCGACCGTGAGTTCCTGACAGCCCATAAAGCACAGGTATCGCAAGCCCCGGCATCGGAATACGAACAACAGCAACAGATACAGCAGCAAAAGCAGTCACAACACATCGACAAGCTGGCACCGTTGGCAAAAAACGCTTTACAATCCATCTCTTTTGCCGGGATAAACATCAACGGAAAGGCAGATGACAAAGCGATAACCGCCGACTTCACGCCATCTACAGAGAGCATGGCTGCACTGCCTGATAAAGTTGCACAGTTCATCAAGTCAGAATGGGCAAACATACCAGCAAACGAAGATGGCGCCAAGCGCATATCGGACTTTGCTAAAAGTATACTGATACTCGAAAATCATCAGGCATGGCAGCAGCACGCTGTAAACGTGGCTGAAAAGAAGATCAGAGAGGAATATCACAACCCTTCGGCAATACAAAGAGGACAGGACAATACCGCCAATGCAGGTAACTCAGACAGGGATAATAGGGCTAAAGCTGTTAAAGATTATTACGGACTTTAACACTTAAAACAAAATGCCAGTAGCACCTTATAATTACTCAAATCAACCATCCTCAGTGATGGGCACAACCTCGGAAGGTTTTGTAACCGGACTTGGTTTACTTGCCGATATTCCGCAAGTACGAAAAGACCTCCTTTCCCGCCACGGGATGGACAAGAATTGGTACACCATGCTCAAAGAAATGGGCTTAGGTATGCCACTTGAAGGCCCTGTGTACGCACACTGGGAAAAGGATTGGATAATCAACAACTTCTTGGCCGGAACAGTAATCACCCCGTCAACAGGGCCAGGTACAGCAGTTGTAATCGCCCTTGACACCGCTTCGATGTATACCACTACGGTTACAGGTTACGGCACTCAGTCGTTCTCTTACCCTGCACAGTGGGATATTATCAAGTTAGTGGACAACAGCGAGGCACAGATCATCCTTAAAGACGAAACCGTTACCCCTCACAGGTTAACCGTAAAACCGCGTCTGTCAACAAACGACATCGCCACTAAACTGACCGCAGGCAACCGCTATTGGATCACTTCCAACGCATTTGCCGAAGGTACGTTAGGCGCTGATCCGAAAGAACCGCGTCTGTACCGTCAACAGAACAACACGCAGATCATAAAATCTGCTTACGGTATCACCGGCTCAGCAATGACCGACCGTATGCCAGTAAAAGCTATCGGTGGTCAGGAAGGTAACTACATGATGATTGTAGGGTCAGAAGATACCGAAAAGCAACAGATGGATAAAATCTCAAAAGCACTGTGGTTCTCAGTACAGGGTGACAACAATGTTACTCAGAACATGGCAGCCGCACAAAACCGTGTAGCGCCTGTTCGTACCACTCAGGGCTTGGATGACTATATCACTAACTCAGGCGGTAACTTGCTGTCATACCCTTTTGGTAACTTATCCATGGGTGATTTTGACAACATCGGTACTATCCTTCAGCGCGAACGTGCAGGGACTAAAACATTCCTTGTGCCAACCGCCTACGGTCTGCGTACTCAGATTGATAATACGCTTAAAACGTACATGAACAATACCTGCTTCCAATATGCTGCACAAAGCGGCAAGATTAAGTCGGATATGTTCAGTTCATTCTCTGACCCGCAGGACTTCTTCTTATGGCTGTCATTCGACGGTGTGCATAAAGGTGGATACAACTACCTGTTACGCACTCAGGAAGAACTGAACGAGCAGATGGGCGCAGGAACAGAAGGTTACAATTGGGCAGGTGTAGGTTATGTATTGCCGATTGATTTTGTACAGAGCAAGTTCGACAAGGACGCTACCGCATCGGTAGGCTACCGTTACAAATCATTAGGCGGGTACAACCGTGAAATGGAACAACACTATACAGGTGGTGCGGGACTTGATCCGGCTACATCTTCTATAGATGCTAAGTTCCTGGACATCCGTTCAGAAGTTGGTGCTGAAATGGCATTGGCTAACCTGATGATTAAATTAATAGGAATTTAAAACACAGGGGGTGTAAAAGCTCCCTTTTTTACACATTTAAACCAATAGCATGAGCATTTACGTGGATCACGAGGTAGTAAACAAATCAAAGTTGTTCGACCTCCTTAATGTACCAAAAAATCAAATCCCGTCACCACGGGAAAAGCGTTTTCAGTTTCCTTCAAGGACTGACCAGGACGGCAACAAAAGACATTTAGGTCGCCTTTTGTGCAATGAGTACGCTATATATGTACCTTCATTAAATAGGGAAGTACGTGTAAGATGGGCAAACTCACAAAAGAAAGATAAGGACGGTAACTTCGAGTACTTTCCTACCGACAATGAGATGCTTGCAGGCGAAGGTGGCGAGGTAGTGGTTAATGACGAGATGGTATACCTGTTTTGGTATCTCAACCCGATGAACCGACAAAGCCCTTTCAGAAAGCCACAGGCACCAGTATTCTATGAGTTCCTTGATAATGACCATTTGGCTAAAGTATCTAACGACAAGGACGAAACACGCATCACAGCTATGTCTATTGTTCTTGGCGGTAATGCATGGCCTATGGAACGCCTTAAAACCCTTGCAAAAGGTATGGGTATAGGCGGTGTTAACGATATGACCGACGCGGTGATAAAGAACACATTGAAAGAACTGGCATTTAAAGACCCTGTAAACTTCATCAATCAGGCAGAAAGCAGGGAAGTAGCCTTTGCAGGTAAGATACAGGAAGCGATAGACCGCTTTATCATTCAGCTAAAGACCGTGAACGGTATGCAGCGTTGGTATCTTAACAACAAGGAAATAATCCCGGTACAGTACGGCATAGACGCCCGTAAGGTGCTTGACGATCACCTGTCAGCCAAATGGTATATGTACTCTGACGAGATAGGACAGTCGTTGGAAGGCACAAGCATAGCTACAAACTTGGCGAATGCAGAAAATGATGAGTCATTTGAAACCCCGCCAATTGTTGAAACGATGTCAGAAGTGACAGGCGAAGTATGGAATGAGTACAAGAAGCTACAGGAAAACGAATACAAGTTCGAGAAGATCAAAAAATATGCAGAACAGGATTTAAACTCACCGAACCTGCATCCTAACGCTAAGAAAGCTGCTGAAGGTCTTAAGGACGAGATAGCACTGTACAGACAAGTAAACAACATTAAAATATAGTTCTCTGATTAATTGTTTTCATGGTTTAATTTGTGGATTGAAGCGGGGTGGTTCCCGCTTTTTTTTGACTTCCTTAGAATCTGGATCAGAAAATACAGAAGCGGCATTAAATACATCTAGCATAATTAAATAAAGTTACAAAAAAGCGATTCAATTTCACAACTGTATCGCTTTCACCTTTTAAATTATTGATAAGTTAGAATTTAGAATTTAAATAAGTCATCATGTATCCATGTTCCTAATCTGTAAAGGTGACATGCATTACAAATGGCTAATAACGGATGACCTATTACATTGTGCAAGAACTCAGAAAAGGATTGTTTTTTCATAATTTTATCCTTTCTAACACTTTATTCCAATAATCCGATCCCTCCGGCGAAGTTTCAAAATCAAATGCCACATCTAACGCTTGATGATCGCTTTCCACATCAGCGTCCCATTTATATTTAGGTGTATTATTGAATGCTGCAAACCTTTCCTCATCAGAAAGGCGTGTTTCAAACACGCCTCTTATTGTCATTCGCTTAGGTAATGATGACAAATTTATTTCTGTTTTTTTAGGTAATTGCTCAAGATATGGATGTTGTTCCTCCCATGTAGCCCACTCCTGCTCATTCAGCCAATTAAAAAACTCTATTATCTTATCGTGCTTACCTTGTGATTTTTCCTTCCCCTCGTTTATGGCACAGATAGTATTGTAAGGAACTAACCTGTTTAATATATTGTGTTTAAACAGGGTAAACAGTTCGCTAACTTCAACCGGAGCAATTGTAGTTATCTGATGTGTTGGGTTTTCAAACGGGTGTGTAAAATGCGTGTTAACTCTGAACCAGCCATTCCAGTCTGTCATTGATGGCTTTTGAATAAACTCAGATAATAGTTTATCCCTTACATCATAGTCATCATTTTGAAGTGTAAAGTTAACACATTCGATGGGCTGAACAATTTTTAGGATTGGTTGACCTTGTTCCGTGTCAATTTTGATAGTACTTTTCATAATTTTTTGTTTTAGTCCGCTGGCTACATTGCTCGAACGGCTAAGACAAATATATAAAAATCATTTTGAGATTTATTTACGGGAAGCCGTACTTATGTATTAAATTTACTATTACTCACAAGTTTATTAATTTTATTTATATTTGGTAACAGTATGATAGGAGTAAAATTTCTTTGGGACAGGACTTCAGCTTACATTGCCAAATATCAAAGCGGCACTGATATTGTAGCCTATTTCAATTCAGCTTTAGCCGAAGTACAATCTGAGATTTTCAACGACTTTTCACCGATATACGACGAGAGCGAAAAAGTAAAATCATTACTTGACTTTTGGGTACGCCCACAGACAGGCACTTCTAACGCTGACGGAACAGTAGGTATAGGCACAGCACCGGAAGTAGTAGCAAGGCCATTAGGTGTAGGATATGCAACCAGCCCAAGCCTTATAGAGTTCGGCATACCCTCTGTAGCAGAGAATGAGCTAATGGCAATAGCAAGGATACCACAACGTGCGCCAAATGTAGCCAAGAAGAACGTGTACTACCGGTTCAACTCGCCCTCTACAGCAAACTTTTATCCTGCTACATCAATCCCATACTCGCTGTTTTACCTGATATATCCATCACCTGCATACATAGCCTTTACATTCAGCAGCACAGATGACGAAGATATAATGACTTATGATCCTACAAACAGCGTGGATTTGGCATGGCCTGCCGCAGCAACCAACTTAATTCTATATAAGTTGTTAGAAAAAATAGGCGTGAATATCAGGGAGCAATTACTTCAGGAATACGCTAAGTACGGTATTATTCAATCGGCACAAGCCGGGGAAGGCAAACATGGCAACTAAAAGTGAACTCATAGGTCAGGCTCTCGTTAAGATTTCAGGGGGGCACCCCACGACAGATGACGCCGTAAGATGGGTGGAGTGTGAAACGTATTTGGCTTATGCTGTAAACTACGTCATGGTAGGCCAGTATTGGGCTGAAAACAGAAGTGAGGGTGGTCATAATGTAAACCCTTTGCTATACACTGTTTTTGAAAATATAGCTATACAAAAAGACAGCGCAACAGGGAGATACTACTTCATCCTGCCAAAGAAACTGATCACACTTCCAAAAGCACGCGCCTTAGAGGTAAATACGATGTGCGGTAAGAAATGTTTCCCACTTACACAGGGCGATGATGCATTGGAGCAATATTATGGCAAGCTAAAGACTGCTATAAGTTACTATCCAGAAGGACAAACACGGGTATGGCTGTATAACAAGCCTGCTTTGGTAAACGCTATCAGAACCAAGCAATGGGTTCATGTAGGTGATTTAAATGACACTGACGAGGTAATATTGCCATCTGACGGAGATACTAAGGTAGTAGATATGATGGTCAGCTTCCTTTTAGGGGAAAGGCAGTTACCACAAGATTATACACAAGACACTAAAGATAATTAAAAAATGAGTGTGGTTGCGACAGAACAAATAATGCTTGAGCTTTGCAAGGAAACTGGCGAACCTGGCTTCCAAAATCAGCAAACCGTGTGGGGCTGCATATTTGACGCAATCCGTGATTTATCGCTTCACGCTATGCCTTGTTGGGGAGTAACAGAGGGATTGACCACAGACTCTCGCAATGCTATTTGCTGGCCTTCTTCATGCGTTAAGCCCTTAATGACATTTCTAACGCGCACCCATACAGCACAGGACGGAACATTACATAAACGGTCATTTGCTTTGGCTGTTGATGACAGCTTGTTGGGCACGATCAATAAAACAACTCCAACTTCCAATAGTAATGCCGATAATGACATTTGGGAGTTTTTCAGGACTGACTTGTTTTATGCAGTATCACCTTATACATCATGGAATTTCGGTTTGGGTGAGGTGTACGGAATGCCAAGTGGATATTGGAAAACAGGCGTAGTTACTTATGACCCACCACGCAGACAAAGTTTTATTAACGGCTGTACGATACAGTCTACAGACACTTTCGGCTGTTTTTATTCAAGCGATGGCTTGTCAGAATGTCCAGAGTACGTTCCATCTCAATGTAAAGAGGCTATAGAGTTTTTTGCGTTGGCTAAATACTACCGTACACGTAACCCACAATTGGGCGAACTTAACCGTAAAAACTACAAAGAGGAATTTCATAGATTATCGTCTTTTGAAAGTGATGAGGGTATTACTGCTTGGTTGGATGCCTTCAATTCTAATAATATTTCTGCTCCTAAAATGTAAGTTATGGGAGAAAAAAAAATAACTACCAATACTTTTGTTGACGCAGTAGATGTTGATACGAGCGACCAGTACCTAAAACCTACCACTGTAAGGCGCATGGTTAATATGCGCGTATATGGGTCAGGCAGGCGTGGTGTGGCTACTTCTATCCTCGGCAATACACAAGTACTTAACACTCTTCCTGACGGTACTAATAAATGTATCGGATGGGCAGCTAACGAGGAACGTGGCAGGTTATTTTTCTTTAACTACAACTCAAACGGAAATCACGGAATCTATTTCTACGATATACAATCAAACACTATTACACAGGTACTTTTAAACCTGACGGACACCAATAACGTTGATATATTAAAGTTCGACCCGAAATTCCCTATTTACCATGCCGACGTTATACAGGATGACTTACTATATTGGTGTGATAGTGGTCTGAACAAAGCCCGTAAAACGAACACCAACCGCTGTATAGACAAGACAGGTACAGGATATGGAACGGTCATTACAGAGGACTTTATCACTGCCTATAAACAAGCCCCGGTATACAGTCCTACATGGAAATTTGTAACAGACCTTACCAAGAGTTCGAACTATCTGTATGGGATACAGATGAAGTTTTGTTATCGCTTCTACTACTTCGACAATGAAATGTCGGAGTGTTCTCCTTATAGCGATGTTCCATTACCACCTAATGAAAGTTATTTAGGTATAGGCGATGTATCATTCAATAACAATGCTATTGAGTGGAGCATGGAAACAGGTAGCAGGGATGTGACTAAGATAGAAATATTGGCTAAAATAAATGACGCTGATTGGGCGAGCGTGATCGTACTGAATAAAGCTGATTTAGCGATACCGGATTATTCAGTTTTTGTTTACACATTTTTCAACGATGGGCCACTGGTAATTATAGAGCAAAGCAAAGTATTGCGACCTTACTCATTTTTACCTAAAACCCCGAAGTGCCAATCATTCCTTAACAGGGCGATGTCATACTCTAACTTTCAGGAAGGATTTCCAGTAGTTCATATTGATGCTGGCATTGTTTGTACATTTAAACCGTTCTATCTCCCATCCGGCACAGTATCACAACTAAATTCGCCGACTTTTACCTCAACACTTATCTCAAATACAGAACATGGCGGTATATTTAATTCGTGGTGGACTACAACGACTCATTTTATTATTGGCAGCGATGTAAAAAAAGGCAACGTATTTTATATACAGTCATTTGGTGGTAACGGTGGTAAGAATTTCTCATATACAGCTACAAATGCCGATACGGAGAGTACAATTGCTGCGCGTATAAAACAATGGCTACGCACCATTGATGCCGTAGGGACAGGGACAGTAAGCAATGAAACAGCAGCAGGTGGCAATGCCAATTGGGATTTTATCATAGAGGCGCATGAAGGTAAAAACTCAATTACATTCGCTACAAGCGTAACTGCGGTGAACTATTCTACATTACTTGATAACGGGCTTTCTATAAACACCATAAAACAGGGTGCGTCACGTAAATACGGTATAATATTTTATGATGATGATGGAGTTACAAGTGATGTATATACCTCTAATTCATTATTGATCAGGACACCATTTGAGACTGAGTTTGGTGCTGACGGTGTTAGTATAATCGGTCTGCAGCAACCGATACATACTATAACTATAACATCATTGCCGCCAAGTTGGGCTAAATATTATAGTTTGGTACGTACAAATGATACTGCTACATTTATTCAG